TAAATTAAAGTGTAAACTCTATTGAACTTTTCCACATTAGAGTATATACTGTATTGAACTTTTTGGAATATATAACCTTAAACTGTTATATTCATTATAATTAAATTTGCAAAATAATGGAATATCACCATTTTCTTGTTCTAGTGGAATTGGCCGATTTATCCTACATTGAAAGACAATACGTGGTGTGCATGGAGGTATATACCAAGTATACGTATTAAATTTATAGAACAGAATATTTTCTGAATATAGCCAATCTTTAACTTTCTCTAATATAGATGATATGGGTTCATGATATAATGTCCATATATAACCTGATATATCAGACTTATTGTACAGCTTAAGTATATATGGATTACCATAATCGATTGGATTTGTAATATCATCAACAAGATCTATAGGTATGGGTTTAATTCGACCTCTACTAAGTAGAATATAGAAACAAAACCATGTTAAATTTTTGGGTTTTCTTAAATCATTATTTTCTGATATATAATAGTAAAAATCTCGATATGTTAAGTCTTTCCATAAGGTATCATCAAAACAAATATCTATGAATTCTTGATAAGCTTTATAGAATTTCACAATAACATCATATGCGGGTTTATAGCTGCTTCTTTCAAAATATAATAAATCAGTTCATTAGGTTGCCAAAATTTGATAATTTAAATATACAAAATTGTACTCTCCATAATATAGGTAATTGTTTATTTTCACCAGAACAATATAATCCTAACTTAGAGAGATGCATATGTAATCAAAATAATATAGTAACGTATTCTTGTCAATTGGTATCTAGTGAAAGCGATACCTTTGAGAAAGCACCACGTCAACATCCACAACTTGAACAATATTAGAGATCCTCTTATTATCTTTCGGATAGACGATTTAAACAAAAATTACATCAGAAGTAGTTCCAATACTCCTATTATAAAAAGTTCTACGATATTAAGTGATTCTACTCTACAAAATGCTAAGAAGTTCTACTTTAGGAAGTCCTAGACAGTTAATTCAAAAAGAGTATGTATGTCAATATGTAGTCTGTGATGAGTGTATTCAGCCTAATGTTAAACATTTGTTTACACATCATCCAAAAGGAAGATTACCAACAGATCCTTTTGATAATATTCCAGAATTCCCAACCTTTATGGAGTGACATATATGTATAAGTAGTATACATATATGAAAATATATTTAAACAACTAGAATTTCCATTGTACGGACTCCTGAGAGACTGGTATTATAATTCCATGTATAGCTTTTTAACTTGTACAGTGATATATCTAATGTACTCATCACCAATCTGTAGTTTTCCTATAAGATTACTTAGTGTAGCAAACGGATTGGTACAAGTATTCGCTGGATTATTCTGTTATTGACATGGATTCCTTTTGTTCTAGGTTTTCTAATAGTTCTTATTGGAGCATTTATATTCTCTCTAGTATACTCTTTGGGATATCCAGTCATTCTAACGTTTTATCTAGACAAGAATAAATGGTATGGTAGAATTAGCTTGATGTTCAAGAATTGCTTCTATGGATTGTCGAGGTCGTACTAGAAATTCTATGATCATGATTATTAAAGAGGACATCAGAGTTTGAAAATTATGAACTTAAGGAGGGAGAGGAACATTTGGACTTTTCTATTTGATAGATTCCAGTTGGTATTCTCCAATACATTCCTATGTATGATGTTTACACCATAGTGGTAGCGGTCAATGGTATTCTCCAATACATTTCAGGAACTGATAGGCTGTATTACAACATGTGGAAATCTCACTTTGAATGGTCAATCTAATGTTTTCTTTATTTTTAGCTAACGTTCTGCTTGTTATTGGCACGTCGTCTTATGATCTTTATCATCGTATGGGCTTTTCTTGGATTGGCATCAGTTCAAGTCGTCTATAAGAGAGGTTTTCCAACGAATGATAAATAGTACTTATGAAATGAATAAGATCTATCAATTGATTTATTTTTGAGTCCAGTAGTTGTGTGCCATGTTTCCTTCAAGGTGAGAACTATTGTTAATAATATCGTTTTTTCATATAATCCTTGTAGACTCTATCAAAATCTTCTTCTTCAATATCAACAATTTTTCCTTTAACTACCTTAGTAACTCCAAGAGGACCATAAACATTTTGATGTCCATATTGATTATCATAACTTACTATATTTTCTGCTATTTTATTTCGGTTACAGTTAATCTTTTCACAGTATCGGGAATTATAGTACAATATCAATGCAAAAGGTTCCTCTCCTGGTTTAAATGAAGTTGGATGAAAGGGACCCATACTACAAGAAGGATTTAACATTATCATAAAATCGGTATACGATCGACTTTCATCGGGTGAAATAATTAGAGCACGAGGCATCTTTTCTAGTGGATATAGAAAATCGATCTTCTAATTTCCAGATTGTTTAGAAACAACTCCATGTCGAATTGGATTCTTCATTTTTTCTGATCACAGGAATTAACGATAATTCTCAAAATACACCATCCATAAAATGGTGTATTTCTTATAAGTTTAGTGTCTTGTTTATCATCTTGACACTGATCGATTTGGCACGTTGGTAGAACCAATCTTGAATCACAACGTTAGAATAGCCAATTCACTATCCTTCCGATTCATTCTTGAATTTGGAGTTATTGATGATCTTGTAAGAATGTTATTGATGGTCTGTAGGAAGACTATCAACTTCATCAATATTGCAATAAGTAATAACATCATACAGAAAATTTAACAGAATATCTAAATTATTTTGCTTGTTCCATAATTCACGATTGTGTGAATAATTAAGTAACTGACATATTTTTTTATCGATATGTTGAGATCCTAGAAACTTGAAGATTCTCCATTCGATCAATAACACATTTCCAAGTGTTTTGTAAAACTCATCTATTTGTTCATGTGTTGCCTTGGGTTATACAATCATATTCTCAACATCTTCCTCCGATTTATCATTGGAAGTTAGATAAGCATCTAACATATTCGAAGGTAATTTTGAAACAACAACAACTCTAACATTGGGCATGTGATGTTCACCACCTTGTTCTTGAACACAATAACCCAGATTTCATGGTTTTACTCTAAAACACACACATAAGTAGATAATGAATTTGTCCATGCCATGGCACTAAATAATTTTGAAAACTTTATTCAGAAGGGGTTTGTTTTCACTGGTGATAGTTAACTCAATCATTGAATCTTCAGGGTGATACGTTAAAGTTAAAGTTAATTTTGGAGGCATAAATATGGCCGCTATCATTTTAATTTCATGTTCGGTAAAACCTGATTCATCCAAACTACTTACTATGCGAGGATCAAAAAGTATATTTTTGAGAGTAAAGTAAGATTTATGTGTATGCATAAGTTCTAAATATACACTTCGTAAAGTTCTCAATAGATTTTCTCGATAGTAATAATTAAATCTTTGAAATCTAATATCATCAGACTGAAATTGTGGACGTTCCTTAAAGAGTTCAATGAGATTATATTCAAAACTGTTTGCTGATACATGAGTTCCTACTTTCGACCCAATTACATAGGGTATAAGGAGATCTTGTTGGACAAATGTGGAAATACATTCACAAAGTTGTCTATACATTGGATATTTACTCTCAAATTTATGTTGTTGCATTTGGAAGTCGGATTCCGGTTTCTTAAACCAAGATTTCACAAGTTTGAACATACTATTTATATAAAAGCATCAATTTATATCTCGATATATGATATAAATTGTACATTATCTACTTACAATCCACACCTCGATGGATTATATGGAAACCACCATCAAGGTCATAACTTCCAATCTCCTCTATGAACATTCATGTATGGTTCCTGAGAGATTAGTCCTTCATGTTGAGACGCTTACACAGAGCCACTGGTTTCCGTCCTTATTATCTAGACGGACAATTCAAGGAATCCACCTTCTCGTAGAATCAACATCGTAAACGTTCTGTTCTGAGAGACCAGTTCATTTTGCCATCAGATCCATACAAAGAACTTCTCAAATCGTTGAGCTTAAAAATGATCACCAATTTTATTCAGTGCATCAATAACCTTCTCATTGAAGATAGGATGTAGATACATAATGGGATCATGACCCTCATGTGGTCTCATATATGCTGTCCTACTTGTGGTAACTGAATGCATATTGTGATTGGCTTGTAACATTCAATAAATACATTTTAGTTTTTTGTCAAAGATCTTTCATAAAAAGATCTTTGATACGAAGGATGGGAATCGAACCCACGTCATCAGCTTGGAAGGCTGACATTCTGCCACTGAACTACCTTCGTGTCTTTCCTTAATTACAGAATTCGCGAACTGACAATCGAAATTTTTAGCAGGGTTGCTAAAAATGCAGAGCGAATTCTTATATATAGAAAAATAATCTTTTATGCATTTTTATTAAATTTTTGTTCTAATTAGTTAATTGAAAAGAGGATATCACTAAAATAGAAATGGATGTGGTATTTGTTCATTTACTATACAATAGATAGGATTAGAAAATTTTAATAGTTTTGAATTAGTTAGTAATCGTCATCTTAGAAATTTATAGTGATAATGACTTCAGTAAATAGTTTTATAGTTATACGACATAAGAGTATAATACTCCTATGTAGTTTATGATTGTAGACGAAGGCCTGCAATTCCTTTTGAGAGTGCACCAATAGAGTATACATTAGTTTCTCGTTTAATTTTTCTCTTAGCCATTTGATTTCGTTGTTCCATCTTTACAAAATCGATAACATAAGTTCGACCCATTAAAGAAAGATCGAATTGAGAGGAATTTTCTTGCCCCACGCTGTGGTTTTGCTGATATTCTTGATATTTAGCTTCAATCTCTTTTGATGTTGATGGATCGTAAGCCCACCAACCACCGTTACGTCCAGAATAAAACCATATTCCACAACCGTCTCGTTGTGGAAAAAAGTCTTCACATTTAATTTGAGAAGCTTTAATTTTGGCATTCTCTAGTATAGATTTCGGAATCAGACGTCTACATAGAGGACATGATGGATTTTGATCATGAAATCCTTTTAGACAAAGAAAACAGAATGTATGTTTACAAGAAAGTCGGATCGGAAGTTTCTCTGTTGTAATCGTGTCTAAGCAAATACAACAAAGATCGTCAGAATTTCCATCAAGTTCATAGACAGGATCGTCAAGAGTTACACTTTCTCGTTCAACAGACTCATTCGATTCTGTATCCGATTCTGTATCAGATTCGGTGTTCTCAGTATCTTCAGATTCTAAATATATTGAATCGTTGAAGTTAGAAGGAGCACCAGTTCCATCTGTTAAAATTGATAAATATTTAGACATATATAATTTTATATATAATAATGGCGTTAGTAGATAGTAATTGTTATTTAAAAAATGTTCAAATTTTTTCTGATTCTAATAGATCTTATACTTGCACGCTCAATCAGGTTGACATTTCCAAGAATAGTAATAAGTTCTATATTATTCAACTATTAACGGATGGGCAAAAATATTATATGTTTACTCGTTATGGTAGGGTAGGAGATAAAGGAATTTGCAACCACAAAGAATTTTCGGATTCCTATTCTGCGATAAATGAATTTCGTAAACAATTCAAATCTAAAACAGGCAATGAATTCGGATGTCCCTTCCAGAAGAAACCAGGCAAGTATATGCTCCTGGAAATGGAAGCTCCCAAGCTTAAATCTATTATATCCTCTGATCCATCACCAACTACAGTCGCAGGTACTCCTTCGGCACCAACTACAGTCGCAAGTACTCCTTCGGCACCAACTACAGTCGCAGGTACTCCTTTGGCACCAACTACAGTCGCAGGTACTCCTTTGGCACCAACTACAGTCGCAGGTACTCCTTTGGCACCAACTACAGTCGCAGATGTAGCTACTTTTACAGATGTATCGAATTCTGTCTTAAGTTTGCCAGGACCTCCTAAGTTAAATATTAGTTCGAGTCCACCAAATCTACATCCAAAGGTTCTAGAGGTTATTCGAAAGATTGGTAGTTCCAAGATGATGACAGAAACTCTTATTAAATTAGATCTGGATGTTAATCGAATGCCTCTAGGTAAAATCTCTCGAAATATGATTATAAAGGCACATGAAATTCTAACGGATCTTTCTAATCGTATGGGTAAGATGTCTCACAATGAGATTATTGAACGTAGCTCCGAGTTTTGGACATTAGTTCCTTATGCAACTAAACGAAATATTCGACCACCCATTCTGGACAACATTAATGCTATTACACAGTGTTCTCAGCTTCTAGATACTCTAGAAAATATTGAGATTGCTGGAACTATTCTACAGAAGAGTAACAATGAGTATGATATTTACAAATCATTGGGTATTACTCTGACACCTATTGATGATGGAGAGGAACTAGACATTATTCGTCGTTTTGTTAAGAATACACACGCACGCACACATCGATATCGTTTGGATCTTCTTCAAGTCTATAGAATAGAGAAACCAGTTCAGGATACAAACCTATTTGAATCGGTTAATAATCATAAACTTTTATTCCATGGTAGTCGAATGGCTAATTTTATGGGTATTCTATCAGAGGGTCTTCGGATTCCTCGTCCATCTCAAGTCTCTAATGGTAGTACTCTTGGTCGTGGCCTATATTTTGCAGATGCTGTTAGCAAATCTTACAATTATACCTATTCTAATGAGACAGATCACACTGGTTTCATGGTTCTTTGTGAAGTAGCTCTCGGAAATCCACATGTTGTTTATGGATGTTGTGATAAGGATTATGTAGATCCTGGTTATAATTCTAGATGGGCCAAAGGTAATTCCACAACCAATGAACAGGAATATGTAACTCTTCCGAATTCTCAAGTTGTGGTTCCTTGTGGTAATATTATTCCAAATCCGGAAGCTGTTCATTCCACCTTCCTGTATAATGAATTTGTTATCTATAATACACAACAGTATAGATTTAGATATCTGATCTATCTGCGAGATTTTTAAACATTTCACATAATCAAATATTTCGGTCTTAAAATGTTACTCCACGTTTGAGTAAATATTTAGTCCTGTATTATCCGAGATTTATAATGTTAAATTAAGATTTATCGTAGAAGAAATATTTATATATATAAATATATATATATATATATATAACAAGAGTAAGATCAGACCATATATTACATATTTTGAAACTTGATCTTATATAAATTATTGGAAATCTGTAATATAAATTATTCCATTATGTCAAGGATAAAGCACTTTTCTGTTCTAATAGAATTACAAAATTATATACTTGAAATTTATGTTACCAAAAATAGAAATCTATCATTGTAAATCGAGAGAAATATAAACAATATCTTTAAATATTAAACTATATGTAAAATCAGTAACATAATTCATATCCATATATACATAAATTAAACATCCATATAGTGTACATTAGAATTTTAATCCATCTAGATGATAGATTATCGACATAAAACTATAGTGTTCATCTATTTGTACATTAAGGGAATTATATATACAGGTCATCCTATTCCATGTCTATAATTAATAATAACTTGAAGTTGTGAATTTAAACCTGAATTGACTTGTTGATATATTTATAAATCTTGTCGACTACATCAAAATTTAGAATCTTTAAACATAGATGTGTCTTAATTTAAAAGCAACTTCCTATTGTAATTCTGTTATTAAACCTTTATGTGGAAAAACTCATAATCTGGATAAATTTGATTGTTTAAGCTTGTAAAATCTTTTGGACATGATTATTACCGTTCATATTTTACGATATAGGTTTATCCAATAGGTCAGGATATTTGAAGAAGTTTTTGGAATTAATAACTTGTATTTCTTATATGATGTTAAAAGAAAGATTTTCAAATAATACTCTATATAGTTAGACATTTACTTTTATGTTCTTGTAAAAGTAAATGTAAAAGTATAAAAATAGATCCTATTTTAATAATAGATTTTCAATGATTATTTTACACATTTATAGAGTTAAAATGGATTTGTTATTCAACCCGATATTAGGGTTATCATAAGAATATAAGGTTGAATAACAAATCCATATAAATAATTTATTGGAGAATAAATTATCAAATCATATAAATTAATATTCAAAAAAATTTACAGTAAGATAGACATTTTAAATTATCTATCAGTTCCAGGACTACAACGTAAATATGGGACTTGTGGATCCATATATGAATACAATTTATCAGTAAATTCATCATAGATAAATCCATAGACATGAAGATGTCTAGAAATTAATGGATGAGCTCTTAAATTTTCTATATCTTCATCGATACTTTTAACAAGATCTTGATAAGGATGAAAATCGATATTTTTTGCAAAACCTTGAATATCACGATTGTATGGATCATATTTACATTGATTTGGAAGTAAAAGTGTACATGGACCTAAATTGATTTCTAAAGCTTGATAAATATCATCATTTGTTAATGTGCGATAAATTCCACAACATGTATGATGAATAATAAAACAATATTTTGATCCTAAACATCTAGTAGCTATAATAATTGATCTAATTACATCATCTGTAACACGGCCTCCAGCATTTCTAATGATCCATGCATTCATATTTCGGAGTTCTGGAAATATAAATTTAAGATAATTTTCAAATGCTGATGTATCTAAATCAAATGACATACATGTAACAATAATAAAATTCCAAGGAACTTCTTCTGAGATATGTTTAGTTTTTGATCGAATTTCCATATTTATAATGTTCAAAAAAATCATTATAAAATAATATCTCCAACCTCAAATTTAGATTTTTGATATAGATCCATCAAATCTTGAATAGGTGTCTTACTATTATCTATGCGAAGATCAATTTTACAAGCCGAACTTATAATCGAACAATCAGTTTGTGGTTGAACTATTAAAAGGGTTGCACTATATCCTGGATTATAAATTCGACGATCACCACCTACTTTTTCCCCTGCTTCGAGAGCATTGAGAAGTCTATCTCCAAAATCTGGATTATCAGTATCATTTTGATAAGTTTCTAACATTACTTCAAGTGTTTCATAATTTGCAAGCATATTTCCTTGGACCGAAACATATTTTGAGGAAATAGATCCAGCAATAGGAACTAATTTATCACCATCATAATTATAATTATTTCCTTCCCGATCAATAAAGGCAATTTGACGATGTTGAGAATATGGATCTTTAGATATATATTCTGCGAAAGCATTTTCAATATCCCCTCGAGTTAAAACTTCATATAAAATTCGATCCCCAAAATTTGGAACTAATCCTTGCGATGCAACAATACCCCAATTCCATTTAGCATATGGGACAGTTGATCCAATTGCAAAAATTCGAGATGCTACAGCTATACCCCAAGAATCAGTTGTTGGATCATAAGCGATAATTGAGAATGTCATTATATATTTTATATAATGATATATAATTTGTTAAAATTTAAGAAACAATTACCCAGGTATTATCATTTCGTTTAAGATTAACATTTTTATGACAATCACATGAACGAAGATGCAGACGTTTGTGACCTTCAATCTTACAATTATTACCGAAAATTTGAACATCATTGTTGGATTTATCTTCTCGGGTAATTTGGATGGGTGTATTTTCAGGATAATCATCTGGAAGTAGAATGTTTACTGGACCTTTTTCAGCATTGCAAGATAACTTATAATCATCATGATTAACATGATAAATTGACTGTGCATTAGCACTATGATTTTCTCCATAGATAACCTGATTATCTGGAGTAACTTTAATGTACGTTATTTGATCACCATTTGCTAAACCGTTAATTTTCTTTTCGTCTTTTAGATCATATCTTCTTTTACCACGAAAATCACGGTGTCTATGAGGTGATAATCCACGATGACCATCTCCATAGTATCGACCACCGGGTGAATATCCACCATAATAGTAATAGTATCGGTTAGGGCTATAATAATAGTTGTAATAATCATATGGATAAATGTAGGGATAAGTGTAGGGATAACCATCGTTATAAATAATCTGAAGATTTTCATTATTTAGTTGTCTACCTTGTGTGTCAGGTGAAATTAAAGGCGGAATTACAGCACTACCTTGATTCTGTGACTGACGATTAGGTGCAGTTGCACCAATAGGACCTGGGTAAGGTCCAGTTACTCCTTGAGGAAAAGGGAATCTTTGTCCACGAGGTCCAGTTACTCCAACGGGACAAGGTCGTGTTACTCCAGGTGCACTCATTCCAGGTAGATTTTGAAGGGAAAAAGGTGCTGGAGTGAATGGAAGTCCCCAAGTGATGTTATTTAGATTAATTATGTTTCTGCCGGAATTGTAGTATCGATAAACATTTTGATTAGCAAATCCACTGGCATTCAGAGTAACATTATTAATTGTCAAGTCCTTTTGTCCTTCCTGATCTGTACCACCTCCAGCTAATATCAAAGATTGGCTTGAATTGCCCTTCCATGTAACAGTGACTGTATCTACATTTACTCCATCAAAAATTACAATGGGGACTGGAGCCGCAGCTTGAACATTATTAGGTGTAGAACCAATATCGACTGAAGAATTCTCAATGGAAGAGGTTCCAGGACCATAATTACCAAAGATAGAAACAGGTTTTGTAATCGGACTAGTTAGAAGAACCTTAAATTGACTGTTAGAAATAACTACAGCATTACTATTGGAAAGATTAATAACGGCAGTTCGTTGACCACTGCTAGCGATCATCAAATTTACGTTGGTAAATCTAATTTTGCGTCCATTGGTCGAGAATTTATCAGCAATAGTATTAATATTGACATCGGCAACATCTAAATTTGAATCAGGGGCCATATTGAGAGGACCTTGATTTTCGTTTCTTACTGCAGATCCAGTGTTCCAGGTTAAATTTTTCAAGCTAGTTAAGCCACCTCTTATATTTAGAGTTGGAATTTCTAAGATAACTCTACTCTTATCTGTACCAATAATTGATACGTTTGGTGGTAAGGTAACTGCTTGATTAATTGTATAAGTTCCATTGGCAAGATATAAAGTGGACTTTTGATCTCCTTCAGAGATTGCCCGTAGAGCTCCAGTTAATGTGAATGGATTCTCGGAATTATTAACTTGAGCATTTGTATCGTTAGCGTTAGTTGTTACATAAACGATAGTTGTCGACATGTGCTATTTTAATTCAACATAAAAAAAAGCAATGATCTTTTTTTTCACATAATTTGCTAAAAAGTACATAATTGCATCCAAGATGTAATTATGTTTTACTTATTTTTATTTTGAATTAAAGTATCTATATAATCTTCACGAATGATAATTCCAGATCCCCATGTACGATTATTAAGACATTGGCTCGATTTAACATAGTCCTCTCTTAAAATAGTTCCTTGAGATGATCTCTCTGATTGGGATGATCGCTGTGATTGGGATGATCTCTCTGATTGGGATGATGTGTGTGATTCCGATTGGGATGATGTGTGTGATCCCGATTGGGATGATCGCTGTGATTCCGATTGGGATGATGTGTGTGATCCCGATTGGAATGATAAAATTGGACCTTCATAGAAATCATACATAATAAGACTGCTAATGGGTTGAGTTTCTAAAAGATGGGTCTTACATAAAGATACTGGATCATCTGGGACTTTCTTAATAAGATAACTCTTAATAATTTGTGGATTGATAATTTCCTGTGGAGCATTTCGATGATCATATATGTTAATTCCTAAATATAAATAACATCCCACTACTATTAAATGGATAATTCGATAAGATGAAAATTGACCCATAAGAATATACCATAAATAAATCTCTGGATATATAACCAAATTACCCTGAAGGAAAAGAAAAATACCTTTTAATATAGGATCTAACGGAGTATTTCCTATAATCCATACTTGAAGTCCTGTAATTAAAATATGCCAATTGTATGTATTTTTGTGAAACAAAAGCCAGTACCATTTACGAATTCTCTTTTTAGTTTGTATAAGAACCCAATGTATAATTTTATTATTTAAAAGTGTAGGACCATAACTACACATGAATGCTCCAACTAAATATGTATTGGTGTAATAAGAGAGTCCTATACCTATTAATTCAATCGAAGCATTGATAGCAATTGTGTTCCAATCTGAATGCCACGGAATTAAAAGAATAGCCAGTGGAAATATTAATTCTAAACATTGAAAGAAAGATACTGCAGTATATAATGCACAGAAGATTCCAGTTAAATATTCCAATTCTCTAATATACTTTTTAACATATACTTGTATATAGGAGGGGTTCTTTTGGGAATATAATCGATTTAAAATCATTAGGATATGAGGATTATAAAATTGTTCAAAACGTCTTTTCATCAAAATAGTCCGAATCTTTTCTACTGGATCTACAATATCCACAAATGGATCTTCATACCGATGATTAGCTGAAATTTCAATTAATGCTCCTTGATTGTAAAGAAGTCTCATAATAGGTTCACTTAGAGCTATAGATTCCTTGAATTGTTGAATAATGTTCGTTAAAATAAAGGTTTTGATAAAATAATGGATATGATCATATGAATAATCTTTAAGAATTGAAGATATCTCTTTCCGACTGATTTGTGGATTTAAATTAAAAATAACGACGGACATCTGATTGAGTATTCCTGCAAACAGGACACAAATAAATTGTCTCCACCATTTTTGACAATATCTCCATATATATGAACTCCAATGTTTAAATCCTTGTGTTGAAAGAATATATTTTGTAATTTCGGGGATTGCAATAAGAAGACCTCCAAAATCTAACCAATATGGATATACATTATAAGTTAAAGTAGTCAAAATAAGTTTACTACACATATAAGTTCCATATAATAGATAACGATCCAAAAAAGTTCCTTCTGCATTATCCCAAAATCCAAAATATGGGGATAACCAAATACAATATTGTGCAAATAATTGAAGTAAAATTCCCATGAGAATTTCAGTCATTGAATACATACTATCCAATGCTATTAAAGTTCCTACTGAAGACTTGGTGTCACCTATCCACCAAAGAACTCCTGCAAAAATGAAAGTTTGAATAATTATACCAAACATGATTCATTCAATTTATAAGTGGCAATTAAGATCTAAAAGATCTTAATTTCTCATGTTTCAAATTTTCTAATTAAAATGAATATCTCATCTACATTAAAATCGTTCTTTCTTGCACTTGTCAAGAAAGATTTCAAAAGTTAAACGTTATATTTTAATCTTAAATTAATTGTATGCTACTTTGCAAAGAACTGTCTTTATATTTTATAACATTTCTAAGTTAAACAAGCAAGTTTTGGTGCCTATAATAGTTCAAAACTCTGTGTATTCGTTTGTAAATATGACATGTCTTTATCATCTGATTTTATAATTAAGAAATTACATAAAGTTAAAGATTATCGAATACAAGAAAGATGTTTTTATATTGTCCACATCATATACTTGATTATGTTCAAAAGAATATTGAAATTCGAGATAATCCATTTGAATATATAGTATTATTAACATAATACTATTAATAATATCGATGGAAATATAGTTTTTTCTTATATATCAAGATATGTTCAATATCTTAATATATTTTAATGTCGTTATTTAGTACTAATATCGGAAATGTTGATTTCCAATAGAATTATCGATTTAAATACCCATACTTTTTAAGTTTTTGTTTTAGATATTCCTCGATGTCAGTAACCCAATATGGAACAACAATTAATTTAACTTTATGTTTACGACATAAAGTTTGTTTCAGTTTATCTCGTTTAACTTGATCGTAAAAATCTTCTTTACATTTATGATAATACGGTACATACTCATAATGTTGGCGTCCATTATATTCAACAGCTATGTTAAGTTCTTCACAATACATATCGAGTTCAAGATTATGGTGAGTCTTATGAGAATTTAGAAAATTTGGACGGACTTTTCTAAATTTATGTCGAGGAAATAGTCTTTGTAGGACTCTATAACATTCTTCTTCACCGTAGGATGATGGTGATAATGATTTTGTATTCTTTCTAGAGGAAGAAGAATTACCCATTAAAATGAGAAATATATTTAATTAAATTAATCAATTTTATATAATATGATTGTGAGGATAAAGTTAATATAGGTTTAGAACTATAAAAATTTGAAGTTCCTACATGTCTAATATATTTTCTATGTATAAAAGATGTTTACAATATATAATATTTTTAAATATAGCTTACGAGTAAACTATATCTAAAAGGATTAACGCTTTAAATTTGTAAAAATATACGAATTAATAAGATTGGAATTTGGAGAATATAAATAATAACGAACTTTACCTTCAGGTGTATGCCACATATAGAATCCATAAGCTTGAATATCCCTATTTCTATAAACAACAACAGGTATATTACCTTTTAGTGATGGGTGAATACATATAATATCAGCTTTAAAATTGGGACTTTTGTTTCCTTCGAACTTATTTAGTTGTTTATATCGATTGCTAGAATAACATATTTGACATGTTGGATTTTCCAAATTTGTCAACCATCCATTATTTAGTGAATATTGGATGATAAATTGACGAAGTGTACTCTGAAGACTTGTCGGGATATTATGGAAGGGTTCATCAGAATTGGAGGGATTCCTAAGTATATTTAATAATGCTGTCAGATTATTGGATTCACCTATAAGAAAATCACTTCTAGGAATGAAATGAAGGTCTGTCATTATGGGATGAACAGGATAATTTAAATTAAACCTACGATTAATATAGTTTATTGCTTCTTCAGCATCCTCTTGACGATAAAATTCACCATGATGAGATTTTAAATCTACATTTGATTTAGTATCATCTAAACCTGGTCGTGTCATTTTAATGGGTAAACTCACTATAGGTATTTTGGTAATTAAATCTCTAGGACGTTGTTTGGGATACATTTCAATTCCGAGTGAAAGTTGACCTTTTGTATAAATAGATTTCTCAATTAAATCTTTTAAAGTTTCTGTCATATAATAGGTTAAATTTGGTGCTTCGGGTCGATATTGTCCATTTCCTCTAAGAACCTGAACTAATGACTCTACATGGATCTTTTCACAAAAATCTAAGAAATAATGGGTAAGCTTCCATTGATGATCGGTGGATTTATATCGTTGAGCTCGTGATGCTTTCTTAGTAGCTATAATGATGATAGGTTTCATCTGACCATGATCTTTTAATGTTTGTAAATGTGCTGAGATTGTTGTATTTTTAATGTTTTGTCTTACTATATTTCCATCACTGCCTGGTGTGTTATCTATGTGAGAAATTATAAGGCCATCACCAATGTTAATGACGATGTGGAAAGTATTTCCAAATATCTTTAATAGTTCATCAGCAAGATATAATTTGGGTTCGTTTTTAGCATAAACATTAATTAATACAATATTGGGTTGATTTATTGTTTTGGGATTTTCTTGTAATATTCTAAGATGATTAGACATATCTTCTAAAGCTTCATGTATACCTTGACGATCATTCTTAGTCCATGATTGTCGAAGTTTTCTGATACAATCAGTATATACAAATTCATTACTCTGATGTCGAAATCCTCTATATTCACATCCTTTTGATTCATATATATTTTCGGGAACCATAATAGATGTAATCCTTCGAGTTTCTGTTCGCTGATAGCAATTTTCAATAGCAAAAGGTGTTGCCGTTATATAGATAATTCGAATTTTATTTCCATGATGTCCTGTTAAAGTCCTAAAAATTTTTTCTTTTCCTTTATCACCAGTACCAACAGAAAGATCGGCTTCGTCATAAATTATTGTACAATTATCCGTTTTATTAATAATATCGATAATCTTTTCATATCTATTAACATTCAATGTCATAAGTAAACATTTTCGCTCATGAATAGCTACTCTAATAGAATCATCAGGTGTTTGGGATTCGATCTCGAAGATATCTAAATTAAAGAACTTCCGCATGAGAGATCCAAAATTCGGATCATAAGACTCTATCCATGTCTGAATTTGATAATTGAAATCATCAATATCTTTACGGATCTGATAAATATCTTGGAGACTATCATTTAAAATTAATATGGGAATGGTACCTCTTTCATAATTCCAAAGCCAAAGATTAATTAAAATGACTACAGTTTTTCCAACTTGAGGTTCTTTTGACCAATATATAATATCGTAATTTTCTTGAAGAGAATCTTTAATCTTTCTAGCAAATGAATCTGGAATTGATGATCTCATACGATTATAGATATATTGTTTTAAATCACCACATGGATATATGGTAAAAATGGGACTTCCATTATAATTAATTATCATGGAAGGTCTATCTGGATTATCTATATCATCTATTCTAATTATATTCGTATAATTGGAACTATAGTCTAAATCTAAAGTACACATTATTATCCTACTATATTCTTCAATATATATATCATTTAATAAGTATCACTTATACTAATTTTTTTATCAATTTAAAAAATACCACACAGTAATCATTACGGTATGTAAATAGTATAAGTTTTAATCTAGTAAAATAATATGTGTACATTTATGATGTACACTTGAGTATTCCTTGTCGACAATATATAATTAATGAAAGACGAACTGCATCAGGACTTTCTAAATGTAGTTCTGTATTACAATGATATTCATGTGGATCCATAATGAGTATATCACCTTCTCTTACATTTATACACACACCATATTGGGGATATCCTAAATAACAACCGCTCCATTGTCCTCTTTCACAAACTGTAAGTACACTATATGCATCCTGAAGATCACCCTTATCGATATGAGTAGCCGTTCTCCAATTATAATTAACTGTTATGGTTGTAAAGATGGTTCTCTTCTGGTTGCCCAAAGGGGTAACTTTCTCATCGGATCCAATTGTGAAATCTGGTATTTTTTGAGTAAGCTTTTTTTGTTCTTCATATTTATCAGGTAAAATTATGGAATATTCATTATCAATATATTCAATCAACGGAAGTACTTGATGCCATTCTTTAACATGATTACGACTAAAGCTTGTTAATCTACATGGATATTTCTTCCCATGTGAGGAGTAGTCAGGTGTAGCAAGTCGACGGATCGGTTTATCATAATATCCTGCAATAAAACTGGAAACTGAATTAGCTACTGTATATGAACTTTCTCTACCATCAGCAAATATTACCGATGTCCGATGACGATTAGGTGAGGTGATTCCAATTATATTTCCTGAAATTCGAGATGGATCTACTTTTCCAGAAGCAATACCACGATTATTAGTTTTAGATTTCTGAGCTATTGGAAGTAAATTCTGAAATGCTTGAGATGTTAAATCTTTTGGAAGTCTAGCTTTCCGAAATTTAAACAGTAATCTTCTTTTCCCTTCCGAGTTATCTTTTATAGAGGTACTCTCGATGATTGATCTCTCATTATTTGATTGTATAATGTTTTTATTTGTGTCTGTGTGTAAAGAATCATGTGATTTTTCGTATTGGAATCCTCCTACATGTGTTCCGTTACTAGGTGCATCAGGATGTACTTGGTGATATAAATCTCTTTGAGGTACTTTAAGTAATATGTCTTTTCTAGACATCCTAATATTGGGATCTCTAGATGGTAATCTAATCATATTATATCTTCGAGGGGATTTCAATGATGAAACTTCTTCTGATTTAATATTATTTTTTCTAGGTGATTTCATATTAGTATCCTTAAATGATGATTTACTATACCACGTAGTGACATCTTTAGGTTGGTTCTTAGACAAGAAGGTTGCTCTGTGTAGCTGGTTTGATCCATTGTATGGTGCGCATTCGGTTATAATATTATCAATATAAACATCACAATCATAATCGATTATTTCGAAATAATGGTTAACATCAAAAAAATTACCTTCTTGATTCTTCATTATATCATCAGAAAATAATTTCTTTAATACTATACACTGCACGGCATTCTTTTCATCAGAACCTTGCTGTATGATGTTTACATCACGTGATATACTGTCTTTTTCTATATAAACTTTAGATCCACTAGATGATGCAAACATATTACTATATATAGGTTGGTGTTTAAATAAAGACGTCATCCCTTTTATATCATATATAATATTATATATGATAAATTAATGTGTCAGCATCATAAAGTCAATTCTTATTGATATTTACTTTAATAAAAAATGTGTACATATACCAATTTCACATAACATTCCAGTATAAGATTCTCTTATCTGGATTTTCTTGAGCTGAATTGAGTGCGTATTGCCAACCTTTAGCATCATAATGAGATGCAGATGGAAAAGGTGGATGATTTTCAGGTAAAACTCTTTCATCAAACGATTGTGGATGCAAAATACCTTTTGCATTTCCAATATTAGGCATTCCTCCAGTTACAGCAACCGCATAATATTGACGTCCTAAACCAGATGCCTGAAGTCCTCGTGTTAAAGATCCACTTCCAGCGACTGACCATACTTGATCGAATATACCCAAATGTTTTCGTATTTGTCGACCTAAATTAGCAATCTCTTCATGAGCTTCTAAATTATCCATTCCATTTGGAAGAATGTAAGTATCTGGATGCTGTCGTGCAAAATCTTTACCATAAGCTTCTAAATCACTCCATTTTGTTGTAGGAACTACAATCAATTCAGCTCCGAATTCTTTTGCTATTTTTGGATGAGCTGGAAGAAATCCTTTTGGTCCTTTTGGCTGAAAAGTAATAATAATTGCACGTCGATTTCGATTTGGATATTTCATATTAAGTTCTTGAACAGCTAACGCTAAAGCAATTTGCAATCCTCCCCATAAAGATCCAACATAAACGTAATTGTCATAATCGATAGGTAAAATTTTAGAAAGATATCTACTTTTAGTTCCACCACATAAAAGATCATCTCTAATAATAGTTATATTTCCAAGCTCTTGATAGTGAAGGATTTGATCATTAGGTAATATTAATGTTTTCATAGAACACACTTCTTGGCGATGTAAATAATCATTCCAATCAAACTCCATTTAGAAATATAAATGATTATTTTTTGTAAAACTAATTCTAGTACTGATTTAAATTTCTAAATATAAATATGATCCAACAGATCCGTAATCTATATACACACTTATATAGGCAGGATACACATGCTACACCATTAGATCCCTACAGTGAAAAGGATTCTGATGATACATCCGTCGATATGAATATTCAAGAATCTCTAATGGTATATACATTTAGTGATCCATATTCTATAGGTCGTTCAAAATCGACTGGAGGATTAGAGACACTAATCGGATTTTACATTCTTCAATGGTTAGATTTTCGGTCCCCTGTAGATCGAAAATTATCTCATTTAAATATAAACATTAGAGGATGTTTCCCCGACTTGATTTCAAAATGGGAATGTTGGTATTCAGCATATAAGTCTAGAAAACGATGGACCTTCTGGAGTAAATATATATTCGGATTTTCAAGCATTCTGTTTGGATTTGGATATTTATTAAATTCTTCTACACTAACTTCAATAGGTAAAATCGGAACCTCCATGATGTTATGTGAGTTAATTTGGTTATATTTAAGTATACCTAAATGGATATCTACCGAATCCGAACGTCTAAAACTTCTTTTAGATGCATATTCCAAAAACATATCTACTGATATATCCAAAAATATATCTACTGATATATCCAAAAATATATCTACTGATATATCCAAAAATATATCCAAGGATAATACTATAGAATAAATAATTACGTTAGTTTGATTAAACTAATGTAATTAGATAATATAGAACAAATTTTCTGTATTTCGTAAACCTTCATCCGAAATAAGTTTACGAACTGTTACTGAATCTAAGACACATGGAAGCTTGAAATTTGGAATATGATAAGATAACTTTATAGGACCTGTTGTTCCATCAGGAAGAGTAATTGTTCGAAGTAGATTAATTCTACCTACTATACTTCGAACTTCTTTCTGAATAGGTCGCATTCCACCTACTTTAATTTGAGAACTTAACAATGACATAAGTGTAGATACTCCATCTTCGGTAAATGAAACTTGATCTATACCTAATCCTACATTTTTAAGCTCCGTAGGAAGAAGATAATTCTTAATGATTTCTTTCTTCTCTGACAGAGTATAATTTTTAACCGTTATTATATACATTCGATCTCTTAAAGTAGGATCTAACCAATCATCTCGATTCATAGTATAAATAAACATAATACGAGAAAGATCATGTGGAATTTCTGATAGAAAGTTATCTCGAAACTCTTTATTTTGTGTATAATCGGAAATATGAAGAAGTGCATATTGGACTTGTTTTCCTTTTTCAGTATCACCTAATTTATCGATTTCATCAATCAAGACAATACCGGAGGAAGATTTCATTCGCTTTAAAATTTGAAGAATAATACTTGGACTTGACCCTACCCATGATTCGTCGGTACCTTTAAGAATAGACGGGTCTTCTAAGCCTCCCATAGATAAAATTTCAAATGATTCATTTAAAGCTTCAGCAAACGCTCTGGCAATATGAGTGTTATGAGTCACGGTAAAATCTTTAAGGATAAATCTACGATTACCGTCAATTTCGAATCCGCAATAAGGCCCTTTTCCAAGATATTCTACAGTAAATCCATATTTTAAGACATCCTTTATTTGTTGTTTAGGTTGTGCTTTCTTTCGATTTAAGAGGACCGGAATTTCTTCAAGTCCAGATCCACTAATTATACATCTATAATACAGCCCTGTTTTATATACACAAGATTGATAACAAGAAAATCCAAGTGATCGACATAAATATACAATATCATCCGCTAATTGTTTATTTTTCTGTGTAATTTCGTAACGATTATGATTTAAAGAACCATTAGAATCAATTAATCCAGCTAGAATAGAAAGTCTAATTTCTCTGGAATTACATTTGTACAGATGAGGAATATGTTTATTTCCAAAAACATTCAATGTCTCTAGGGCATTAAGAAAATAATTATCTTTTGATCCTTTAACATCATTTCCAAAAGAATCTCCCTTTTTGTTAGATCTAACATGTAATCCATGAATATTCTTTTGGAAATATTCAATTACTTCAGGTTCAACAGTTGCAATTTCAGATTGTGTACTTGTTCCATTTCCGAGCCAATATCCTAGTACATATGGATTCATAGGAACAGATTTGTTTGGAAATTCAACACCGACTCGATATCCTTTATAATTAGTCTTCCATGTTTTAGATTTTTTAAGATACTCCTTCAAAGGAATATCGATGATATCATCATATGCAGTAATAGAATCTTTGAATTTAATGGCTTTTTCATAAGCTATATCCATGGTTTGGTTTGCACCAAAACTAAAGATCTTACTTTTCTTATTACCATTTTCAAACCATATAACACGATATCTGTTTTTCTCTAAGAAAACCTCCGGATTCCTTGAAGCTTTAAGTGAAAGAATATGAGGAGCATTTACTATATAAGATTCACCTTTATTAGGAATAATCTTATACATATCATCGATTCCTGTTGTTGTTGATAGAACATGTCGTGGTGTGCTGTCGTCACCCATCAAAATGTCACCAACTACAATATCACTAGCCTTCTTAAACTCTCCACTATACATCAAGACAAGTTCATTGGGATCAAGACACTTACCAACACCGGGTTCTCCCTTCAAAGCAATAGTACAACCAATTGCATTGGGATTAGTAAGTTTCTTGGCTAAAATCTGGATAAGTTCTTGTTTTACATTTTCCATTCCAAACATTTTTTCGTTTAACTTTGCATAAATTTGAGAACAATAAGCATTTACCGATACTGGATCGGATATATCTACATTTGGTGGTGGTGCTCTAACTTTACGATATGGTAAACTAACAGCCCAATGAATCCATTCTCTAGTATTTCTATATTCTACATCCGAAGGATCTAAACGTTGAAGTTTTAAATATTTATCATATATAGAAGCTTTGATATTGTCATCTGCATCTAAGTTTAGAATTTGCGTTTTAAGTTCAAAGATGGAATTTGGACCTGCTACACGTTTTCGTAGATCTTCTTCTTTTTTCTCGAGTTCCTGAAGTTCTGTCAAATCCCCTTTAAATTCGTGTTGTAAAATCGCATTGATCTCATCTCGGATTTTTAATTGATCTTGTGTTCGAGGTTCGGTATTTCTATAAATATCAAATAGTTCAACCGCTTTCTTTTTATCGCTAAATGAGATTTTGGCTTTAAGAATTTTCGTAAGTGTAGGTATAGATTCATCAATATCTAACTTAATTTTCTCTAGAATCGGAGCCAATTCATCTACGGTCTCTTGAGTAAGACCAGATTTCCACTCAGAATTAACTAATAATGTTCCTTCATTAGCGAGATCTGCTTGAGCTTGAGAAAGACTTCTTTTAATGGCACGACGAAGATCTTTATCTGGTAGATCGACTCCAAGAATACGCAAACGATTAGCAATTAAATTCTCCATGGAATCTGAAATGGGATCGGATACCACGTTACTGGGATTATAATCTTGATCTTCAGGACTTTCAGGACTTTCATGATCAAAATAATTAATCTGTGTGTTTTTGCACCGAAGTCGCTTCTTAATGGTATCTTCTTCAGATTGTGTAGACTCCTTACGCTTACGAGATTTCTTAGTAGGATCTTCCAATTTTTCAGCGGGATTTTCTGATTTTCTAGCATTAGAATCTTCTGATTGATATTCTTCAGATGAGATTAATTCTTCTGATACATTCCCAATCACAGATTCCGAGTCTTCGACATCTTCAGATCCTTCAGATCCTTCGGATCCTTCAGATCCTTCGGATCCTTCAAATATTTCAGATCTTTCAGATTGAACTTTCCTGCTACGGAGATTATATCTATGACTCATTTTTATATAAAGGGGAAATCCTTTTCTTTCCATCTATTTTACCTAAGAGGATATGTATCTTTAATGGTATCATTTTCTTTGAATAAGATGATATCATTATTTTAATTAACGGATACGAGGACGAAGTGATGCTTTTGTAATACCAACTTTAGGTTTTTGTTTTGCAAGAGCCAATCTTTTATTAATACGTACCCTTTTATGTTTAACATGATTTTCTCGAAGATAATCTATAATTTCGGACAACACTTTGCAATCTATTTCATTATACTTAATCATTTCTTTTATAAGAGGATGATTTTGCATACTGTCATTACTTTCCTTACACTCTTTAGCTGCTCGATATGCTATAGAGACTACATTGGAACCACTTTGACATGGACTATCAGAATTCCAAGAGCTCTGAATTAATTTATGTTTATACCAAGTTTTAGCAACTTCTTTTAATCCAAAAGATAAACATCCTTTAGTTACAATGGGTTCAGCTCCAAAAACTTTAAGAAGATCAAACCAATATTCACTAATCTCTGAAAAATCTTTATTCTCAGGATGTCTTTTACTAGCAGCTTCCCACATGATTCTTTCTGCATTAGACCAATGAATTAAATGAGGTTTGCAATCATGTTTCTGAATAGCTTGTTGAACATACGTGATAAATTCACGACAGATTCTGTCCTCTTCTTCAAGTGTAAGTTCATTGACCATAAAATGAGTATAATGCCATTCTTTGGTGTCAGGATCTGTGTAACCGACACCGATTAGGATAATGAGAGCATCCGATAGACTTTCGGGAAGATTTTCGAAGTTATCTATAAGATCACTGACAGCTTCAAAATCTACATAAAACTCTAATTTACGTCTATTTTGCCAATTACCATAATTATTCCTGATTTTGGCAGGACGGATTAAAGGTGCATTTGGATCTCTATTGATATCAAGAATTGCAGTTAGAACTCTAGCAATTTCACCATCTTTGATCCCAAGAGCTTCGGGTGTACATAGAGGATCTGTCCATCTATATATTCCTTTACTATGTGCAAGTTTTCTTTTCTTAGGACCGACTTGCCATAAACATGTAATCTCATCAATCTTATTAGCCATATGCTTTTTAACACTTCGCCATGGATAGTCTGATCGATTGGACATATTTGGATACAACTCTTCTCGAGGCAGTGGAATCTGATTAAGATCCCAATTCTCACCCTCTTTCATCTCACGAAGCCATTTAATAGCTTCACGAGTTTTTATCACAATTTCTTTATCAACTTGTATTTGATGTTCAGGTCGAAAATCGATTACACCTAAACGATCTAAGCAAGAATTTCCACGTAGTTCAGGTGTTTTCCATTTCCGTCCAAGTAGATAAGCAACACCAGGATCATAACCTTGAATTTTGGCGAGCATTTGATTATAAATATAAACTTGACCTTTGTAAGCTGGAATACTTCCAGCATTTCGAAGATGAATACCATCGGTACATAAAGGCAATGTCGATAATTTAATATCTAAAATTCGATAATGGTAATTTCCATTTAAGGCTGGTGCAGGAATTTTCTCTTCTTCTCGGGTTAGTGGAGCTAATACAACCAGTTTTTTAAGCCAATCACTTCGAACAATTAAATCAGGAACTCCATAAATCTTTTCTTCCGGATCATGAAGAACTCCACTATAAATAATTGGAACTCCTTCTTTTATAGCATCAACGGTTTCTCTAAATTTAGTAGGGGAACTTGGACAATTTAGATGAGTTCCACCAATATCCCGAATATTGTGTGCACCCAATTTCTGGTATAAATATTTTACAAGGTGCTCTTCGAATTTATTTCCTCTTTGTTTGATATACTCGGTAAACTGTGTAGGTTCTCTAGGTACAGAATTAGATATCAGGGTTTGACCAGGATTTCCCTCTTGAAGTGCTTTCATAATCTTCCCACTATAGTCATTATACTTGAGTGCTATAGAACTGGCATGATAATTCAACCAATCTAACAGAGGATCTTTTAAAAGATAATTCCTACAACTTGAAGCTGAAACCCAGCTATCGTCAATGATATACTGGTCTTCTCGAGATCTTTTCCTGGATTTTCCTGATTGTTGCATTTTAGTTTGTACAAAAAAGTGGATTTCGAGAATATCAAATTGTAAATCAAAAATATAATTTCTCAATCCCAAATTTTGATTACTTATTTTGACAAATAAATATTTTCTAAATGGATTCAGTTAGATTTAAGGTCATTGTTCAAGATAAAAATTATAATAAAATTGAGTTCACTATTTGTGTGTCACCAGATGAATGTGTTTTAGACGTTATTGGGAAATATCTCCAAAATTATGATAAACAGAATTCACAGATATATACTCTAGTCTCTATAGTATTGATGAAAACTACTTGTGAAGGTTGTCGGACTAATCAACCTAATCAGTTGGCTCATATGGACGTTGGAGGTTGTATGTATGATGAACATAATTGATCATATAAGAATATCCTAGGATATTCTTATATATGAAATCTAAAATCCTTGAACTTGCTCATCAAGTTCAATTATGGTTACCTAAAGAAACTTCTTTATATCATGCTACGATTTCACTAATTTTATCACAGAGAATTTCTTTTGCAGCGTCCAGGAAAATCCGTCAGAATTTATATGGTTTAATTGGAACCAATATTTTAACACCCGAAGCCATGAGTAAACTATCTACCGACGATTTAAAATCTATTGGTATTAGAAATCCAGACTTGATTCAAAGTATTACTAATTTGGCTCTCCAAAATAAATTAGATATAAATACCTTACGAAATCTTACAGGAATCGAACCTTGGACATTAAAAGGTCTTCTCATTATGACGTATTCTGATCCGGATGTTTTCCTAGCAAAAGATTTATATATTCGAAAACGTCTGCAAGACATTTATGGTCGTCCAAAGGTGTTAACTATTAAGGAGGCTGAACAATTAGCTCAATCTTGGAAAGGTCATCGATCTATAGTATCTAGATTTTTATGGCGATTAAAGAAAGACAGTTCGTATAAAATACGAGAAGGTATAGAATTAACTCGAGAAGACTTTTTATAATTTATTAAATCTGAGTGCTATCTAAAATGGACATTTTAGACAGTATACCATTAATCAATAGTATTAAATATTTTGTAATCTCTGGAGGTAAAACAGGAAGTACAACTTTACATCGTTCAATTAAACATTCTTTTCATTCTCACGGTGATCATAGTATATGGCATAGATATCCTCAGTTGAAGCAACATGGAATTAAAATGATAGATTTCGTACTTCATACAAAAAATCGATTAAAAAAGAAGCCTCTGGTAGTATCATCTTTTAGGGAACCTATTTCTAGAACTATATCTTCATATTTTAATAATCATGTATCTCCAAATGATAAAAATGTAAACGCATTAATTCAACGATTTATTACCAATGAATTTATAAGTTTAGAAAATTATTACCCTATGCTAGATACTGATATTTTTGGGAAATTACCAGACACATTCCCTGCTGATAAAGGTTATCTATACTATGAAACTGAACATACTCGAGTTCTATTATTACGATTCGATTTTATTAATCAATGGCCAAATATTATTCCACAATTTTTAGATCATCCGTCGGAGTTTACTTTTACACCAGATAATGTATCATCTAAAAAGTGGTATTCTAATTTATACACTCAATTTAAGTTAAAATTAAGAATTCCTAGAGATTTATTAGATTATAAATTTAGATCTGCAGAATTTCTATGCACATATTTCTATACACAGGAAGAATATGAAAAAATTAAAGAGTTTTGGTATAAACAATCAGACAATAATATTTTACCCTCTAACTTTAATTGGACAACATATCTTCAATTGAATCCAGATTTACCTTTCAAGGATGAATGTAATGCAATAATTCATTGGTTAAATCACGGACAACACGAAAAAAGAAAATATTTAACTTAGTCTATAAATTATATATGTACTCACATATATGATTTCTGTCTTCTAAGCTTTAAAATCTCTTTAATTTTCCTATATAAAACTTTCTCAAAGTTTAAACCATATTCGGATCCTGTCGGTTCCAATGAAATCTAGATATATTAAGTCATCATAAATATATCTGAATTCCTTTTACTTTAGATTCTGATTATATCATTTCACATGTCATTACAGTAACATTCGGATTACCTTTTAAAACTTATCAGGTCTTTTAGGTCGAAATTGAATTCTTTTACTAATATACACATCATTAATTCCCATTTATATTGATTGTATTATAACCCATTGTGGTAGCTTCTGTGTCCATGTAGTAACATTTATAAAATCCGATGTAATAGTTTCAGATCCACTCAGTATTGGATCATTTTGTTCAGATATTCTATTTAACTATTGGTTAAGTAGGATTATACATTTATTCTGATCGGTTTCAAAAATCTTATTTAGCAGTAATGTATACGGTACTATAGAAAATACAATTTAGATACATACTTATTCCTGATATACCCTTCCTAGGAAAATTCATTTGTTTTTTACTACCACACATCAATGATGAATTATTTTATATCACTTTTAAGATTAATGTTAGTACTATAACAAAGACGGATATAAAATAAAGATGATAATGTAGATGATGAACCTAAATACAGCAAATACGGATCTAACATTTGATTGAATCTAAATAAGACGAATATATGTAAGAATTTGATTGGCATATCAATCAATCCTGATTGATATGTTATTTTGAAATCATTAGAATACACATTTTCTAGTTGGTGTTAAAACACCGTGACTGTTTTGGCAAGACCTCTAGGTAAATCGGGATTGTTATTATTAAGGATAGCTAATTCATAAGCTAATAATTGTAATGGTATCAAAGCTAAGAGACTACGAAAATTTTCATTCTTCGGAACTTCAATTGAGAATTTATAACCCTCAAGAGGACGATCACTAATTCCAATAAGATCAGCATATCTACTTTTAACTTCTTCAGCAATACTTTGATTACGTGAAAAATGTTCATCATCTGGACAAATCATAATTACTGGAGTTTGTACTTCTGGATCAATAACACTATATGGTCCATGCTTTAAATTACTACTACTATGAGCTTCACATGGACGATATGATACTTCTTTTATCTTTAGGGCGCCTTCTCGAGCAATCGATTCACATACACCTTTACCTAATATAAACATAGTGTTAGTTGGTTTGGTATGAAGATACTTTGCAATTTCTTTACATTTCTCATGTGTCTGTTCAATAGTATTTCTAATATCCAATGGTAGTCTTCTAAGATCACAAATTAGATTAGAACGTTTAACTGCATGAAGTTGACGATTCTGGGCAAACCAAATTGCAATCATAGTTAAAACAACATTTTGCGATGTGAAGGCCTTTGTTGAAGCTACAGAAACTTCCTTACCAGCGTTCAAATATACACCACATGATACTTCCCTACTAATGAGACTATCAGGAACATTAATTACACCAATTGTCATCACATTATCATATCCACGAACAACTTCAATACATCGATGAAGATCTTTTGTTTCTCCCGATTGACTTATTAAAATAATACCTGTTTTCCCATTTTTGGGAATTTCATGATATGTAAACTCTCCGCCATCATAAACAGTGACAGTATCAAATCCAGAAATCATTCGAAATAGAGGTGCTACATGTAAACCTGAATGATAAGACGTTCCACATCCTAAAAGAATTAAATGATTCAACTTCAATAATTCATCTCGATAGTCATTAAGACCACCTAGACGTACACTGTCGTTACCATATAGACGACCACCCATTCCCATGGCTCTAAGAACCGCATCTGGTTGTTCATAGATTTCTTTAATCATCCAATGAGGAAATGGATCTGGTGTTAATACACCTAAATCAACAGTGATAGGTTTAAGCTTATATAGATCCTTTGGTTCCTTTATGTTTTCTTCTTCTGAATTATCATGAGTCGGTCTGAAACTAACTCGATTTTTATGTTTCCTTAAAACAACTACGTCACTATCATTTAAACAAATATAATTATTTACATATTTGCTACCACAAAAACCACTCTGCTCGGAAGCCACAATCATGTATTCATCAGATGGACCAAAACCAATCAATAAAGGACTGCCGTGTCTAGCACAATACAGATTATTAGGTCTATCAACACAAATAATTGCTAAACCCCATGTTCCCTCTAACCGAGATAAAGTCTTCTCAAGGGCAGATTTAACACTCTTCTTCTCTGAATAATAAAACCCTAGAAGATTCACAATAACCTCGGTATCAGTTTGAGACTTAAAGGGAATTCCTTTAGCTTGAAGTTCTTCTTTGAGTTGTTGATAATTTTCAATGATTCCATTATGAACTAGTGCGAATTTACCTGTATAATCAACATGTGGATGAGAATTTATATCATTAGCTACTCCATGAGTCCGCCATCTCGTATGACCGATACTAACCGTACATTTGTCGAAACTTTTATCAAGACCAGATAACTGTTGAATGGCTGTCTGAGTTGGAGTACTAGCATGTTTATGAATTATTATTTGTTCATCTCTAATCCCTGCAATACCAGCAGAGTCATATCCACGATTTTGTAAGGCTTGAAGACCATTGAAAACATGAGTATAAGCATCACCATTACCAATAAAACCACAAATTCCACACATGAGTATTTTTTCGGATATAAACTGTATAAAGTACATTTCAATTTCCGAAAAATTTTATCGATTTTTTCTCCTGTTAATATATGTCTAGTATATATATAAATTTTAATAAAAAAATATGTGAAAGAAAATTATACAAGATTATAAATGGCTAGAGCTGATCATGATAATATTTTCCCACCTGATATGTGCATGGATCCAGTACCACCGCAGGGTCATGGTCAACCTAAGTTATATAGAGATCGAAATACAGGTCTATTATACAATCCACTTACCAAATGTGTTTGGAGAGAACAAACACGAAAATGGGTTAAAGTGTCAGGGAATGCAGCTAAAGATATTGAAGGGGTTATATCCAATGTTTGTTTAGAACATCCGAGAGATCCTCGAAGGAAACCTTTTCAACCTAAAGAACATCAATTAAGTGCACTTAATCGATTTCGAAATGTTTTTGAGGCTAATGACCCTACCTTAAAAGGAATTTTAGTTATGCATGGTTTAGGTTCTGGGAAAACATGTACTTACGCCTTGTGTGCAGATTATTATCTTAAAAATGTAAACTCAAATCGTCAAAATGTATATGTATTTACTAGTGGTGCCCTACGTGCTAATTTTATACAGCAATATTGTTCTTTCTGTGGAACAATTACCAGAAACATGTTAGATCGATTCCACTTTTATAGTCACAATTCCACTACCATCAGAGAAATTCTCCAAAGAGCCCAACGAGAGAAACCTGGATTTTTGAATAACAGTCTTATTATCATCGACGAAGTTCATAATGTAATTAACGGTCGTGTTCACGAGAGTGAACAGAAATCGGCAGTATATGAATTTATTCAAACCGCCAAAGATTCTTTTATAGTTTGTGGTTCTGGAACTCCGATCGTCGGTGATTATAAAGAACTTTTTTATCTTCTACTTCTATTACGTCCAACTCTCATTCCAGATTTAAATACTTTTAATTCGATGTTTGGTAGTCGTAAAGGTGTTATTATTCCAAAAGATATTCAAGCATTCCGAGATATCCTACATCCAGTTGTCGATTATTATACAGCTACAGGAGATAGTTCGCACTATCCAGAAGTTTTCATAAAGTATTTGAATATTCCAATCAATCCTCGAAGACTTGATGCTTATATTAAGATTCGAGAAGACGAAATTGACACCCTTCCACCTAATGAAAGAGATCGTATTCGAAATCCAGATCGATACAACAGGGATCGAACACGATATTTCCTTGCTCTGTCAATGTTAAGGAGTCGACAAGAAAGTAATTTCCAATATCCAGAGATTCAAGTAGGTGATCAAATAGGAACCCCTATTGAACTTAGAATTGATGATAAACTTATAGGAGATGGAGGATGGATTACTCCAGAAATTCTATCTGTAATTCCAGAGTATTCCGAAAAATTAACATATATTATAAGTGACATTTTGAATAATCCATATAAACACGTTATATATACTAAATTCAAGCTCCGATATGGATCTTATCTTATTGGAGCTCTTTTAGATCTATATGGAATTTCATATGAATTCTTTAATGGCGACATGGATGATCAAGATCGTGTTCGTGTCCTTGAAAAATTTAATGCTCCTGGAAATATTAAAGGCCAACAAATTCGGGTAATGATTATTACAGATGCAGGTGCTGAAGGTATTAATTTATTACATGTTAGAAAGTTTCATATTTTAGAGCAATATATTAGTCGTTGGGTTATCAAACAAGCTATCGGTCGTGCGATTCGATATGATTCTCATGTGGCGTTGGATATTCCTGACCGAAACGTTACTGTTATAAACTATATGCTAGATCTAGGTCGAGGATTAGATTATAATTTATATTATAGTTCGGATTATAGATCTTTAGCTTTTGGACTTAATAAAGAAATTTCGATCTCTTTTATAGTCGACTTCTTATCACATTTAGATTCAGAAGAATTTTACACATCAAGCAGTGAACAATTAATACCAACTCAAGCTTTAACTACAGAAGAATTAGATATTCTCCCTTTGGTTGAATCTGCTTCTATTATTAGTGAACAATAAAAATGATTATATTAAATTGAAAAAGTACTTTCTTAAAATGGGCAATTGGATACCTAAAACTAATCCTCTTTTAAAAGAACATTGGAAAATCACCAGATGTATGTGTGGTCGCATTGCCACCTATCGATGTCAAATTGAAGGACTATGGAAACAAGATTATCCAGAACTTCAAAAATACTGGGTTTGGCATTATAGACAATTAGATGGCTTTATAGCCTGTGATATTTGCATTTTACCAAAACATCGTAAGGTATTTACGCATCATCCTACTGGATGGAAGGAACATTGTAAGTATCATACCGATTATGAAAATGCTATCTTCTAAAGATATGATTTGTGATATATCACAAATCATAGTTATTAAACTACACTATCTGTGTTATTCGGTTTTAATTTCTCTAAATGATATTGTAAAGCCTCCTCTTTTGTCCAGTGATTCCAATGATTTTCACATCCTTGACATCCTAATTCCATGGACCCATATTCATTCATTTCTACTAATATAACCCAAATCAGACCACCAATTGGAATTATACATCTTAACATTTGCTGGAACCATTTCCTCGTAGAAATCTCCGAATTTACATGATATAACCTCTTGATTTCATGTTGAATTCGTGGAATATCCTCTTGTGTAAACTTGGCATTTGTTTTCATATAATTTGAACCATTCACAAGGTACACACCCTCTTTATTGATAGTTCTATCGTAATGATAGTTTGCCAAATACTTATGTAAGAGTAACTTGATTCCAAAGATAGGTACTGCAAAAAGACCTACAATAGGAGCTAAAACAATGATAAGAATACTCAAAATAAAAATACATGGAAGTAACAGAATAAATAAAAAGATCTTCCCGATAAAAGAACATTCAGAATTCTGCATCAGAATCGATATTATTCCAATACTAATATAGTAATAAAAATCAATTTTATACAATATTGTTATAATGGAACTTAAATAAAGTTAATTGAATGATTCTCAATTTAGGAGTGTTGCTATTTTCTTAATTTTAAGATAACTTATTTATGGAAACATTCGAAATAAATAATTCAATATCATATGATAATTTACATTCTCAAAAAGTAAATAATAAAATAACCAAATAATACATTGTTGTTCTTGTCTAAAAGATGAATGATAACTAAATACAAGTTGAAGACAATGTGGGAGATCTGCAGAAATTACTCTGGTAAATGGAATCCCTTTAAATCATTAAGATGATTTATCCAATAATATAAATGTTTAGTTCCTGATGTAATACCACCAGGATCAAATAATATGATTAATATCATCAACCATTAAAACAACAGTATGTCTTACATGTAAGTTCCAAACCATTCCAAATCCTTCTGCTGTTCATGTAATTAAATAATAATTTACAAGGATACTATCAAAACAGGATTGAAAATCATCTCCTACCCGTTTAAATGAAATCGATTATGATATAACATAATCACCATTTTTGTCTATAACAGTTTCACCATTTTTTATTGGGATTTTCATCTTTTAGTACCATCGACATACATCCACGAGGATACTGATGTATGGAAACATTAGTTCTGATGTGTTGACAGATATTACATCAATAGTGGAAGAACATCTTTAATATTACCATAGTGTCCAGTATATTCATGGACATTATGTGTATCAATATCCATAAGATCTCCTTATGGGAGCAAACATATTCTTATTTCATGTAGAACTTATTTTGATGGACGTTTTGAAATATATGGGATGCTTACAAAATTTGAATTGGAAGCTATATGAGTTGTTTCTGCATAACTAGATAAAATTTATGGATAACCATGAATGTTCAACCAATCTGAGCCAAATGGAGTATACGTAACTTTTTGTGCTCTTAGATAACATTACGATTGTATTTGGATTAGATCTAAAATATACAGCATACTTGGATGTTCCCGGATTCTCCATTTATTATCGCATAAATATTTATGCAATAATATTTATACTATTATTTCATTGATATTACATAATGTTCTACTTACGACTACGACGTTCACTTTCGATTATACTAAAATACATAGTTGCTAATGCCATAATATAAGTAAAAAGATATGTATATGTCATGTTTTAAATATGATTATATAAAAAATTAATATATCAATTTTATATATGTTATCAAGTTTCTACATCCATAAATATCTACCAGCATGTGAGACTTTACATAAGGCAGAACTATATTACTGGAATCTACTTTAGTTTTCAGAGTGTTTATAAATATTCATTTGACCTCATCAAATGAATATCATTAGCGCACTTCAGATGAAGTACGATTTTTATATTCGTAATGAGATATATATATTGGTTTTATCGTAGACGACTAGAAGTGTATTGTAAATGCTGAATTTAATTTTGCATGGACATTTTCTTTCGTTTTAATATATTGTATATCTTGTTTTCTCTTCATCATCATAAGTCCACGTGCTCTTAATTTAAACAATTAAATTATAACTTATGATATAAAGATTTGGATAATATGTGTTTTATCATTAAAGATATAAGGAATTACTGGTATTTAGACTTATCTTAACCAAAGATAATATTACTTTCAGAATGCTTATCAACTTTAAAAAAATATCTATTCTTATATCTTAACTATTCGTCCAGATGGAAGGGTATATAATCATGAGAATTATCGAATTGATATTGAACTATTTCAAGGTCTTTCATTGGATATTCGACGTTCTAGATTAGTTTGTCTAATTTTTATATGTATTTTTGGATCCTGTAATGGATACTCAACGCTTCTACGTCGTAGATTAATTTTTATATTTTTTCTCAGATGCAAATAGGATTAGAACATCTAGTTCTTACTTTAACTCCATATTCTATTTTATTAGACTTTCTGTATGAACACAGAAAAATATGTTAATCAGTACATTTAATAATAAGCTTTTGGTATTTATCTTCTGGTGTTAGAAGAATATAAAAGTGTTTTTTCGATACTTGATTTTACATTAGTATAAGATATATTTAATAGCATTCTATACTTATCTAATCTTTCATATAAAAGATCATACTGATATTATATTAATTTTATTAGATCTCAAACATTTGAAAATATTGGATTATCTTTACTATACATTTTATTACATATCTTACTTCTATAAACATAAGGATCAATTTATTAATATATGTATTAGTATATACATATATTATTGTTATGTTAAGCTTCAGCACGCTTAAGACCGAGAGTCAGGTTCAAATTGGCACCGTTTAGCATGTTGCATAATAATTTGAAGGCATACGGGATAGTTACGTTACCGAAGTTAGCTTTGGTCTTACATTTTCTACATAGATAGGTTTCACTGACTGTATCCGAGACAGCTATAGTACCACAAGTTTGACACCACACTGTTCTATAAGCATCGGAGACATCACAAAGACGTTCTCGAAGGATGGCGCTAGCACCATGAGAGATTAGAGAATCACGTTCCATTTCTCCATACCTCAACCCTCCCTGTCGACTACGTCCACCAACAGGTTGACGGGATATTGGATTAATACCACCACGTGATCTCATCTGAATCTTATCTTGAACATGGTGACGAAGAGCCATATAGTAGCAAGGACCCATGAAGATTTGAGCCTTTAATTGTTTTCCTGTCATTCCATTCATCATTGTCTCATTTCCAAATTCATTGTAACCATATTGTTTAAGAGAACGACGAAGTTCATCAATATCAAATGGTCTGAAAGCACTTGCATTAACTCGTTCACCTTGAATAGCTGCCAGTTTAGATGCTACAATCTCAATGACCATACCTAAAGTCATTCTTGATGGTATACAATTATGGACTATACAACCTTCTGCTATAAATGATTGTGTATCAGAAACTGAGATATCATAAACATTTTCGATACCTGCAGATCTTCTATCAAGAACTTGAAGTGTAAAAGTTTCGATTGTAATTTCATCTCTAGATGTGATATATTTCTTTGTGAACCAATTGAAACACTCAGCATCTGATAGAAATTCTTTTGCATCTGGGATAAATTCATAATCGAATTGTTTTAATTGTTTACTCCTACTACCACTACGATTATGAAGATCTTGGAGAGAAGATAATGAATAATGTTCACACAGAGGAGGTTCTTCTTTGAGAAGTTCATCTCTAGCTATTTCTAAAGATTTTGCTAATGTTCTTTGATTATGTGAATTTAGAATCTCTTGTCCACCTGTTTGATAAATTTCAAATGCTCGCTTAACTACACGGTCATGTTGTCTCTTAACATTTTCACGGAATCTCCAATATGCATTAGCTACTGAAAGTCGAGATTGTTTTTGAATACAATAACGGAATCCGATTTTCTCAGAAAAAGCCGTTGATTCCTGAGTAAGGATAACTTTATATTCTATCCGTGGATTCTCTTTGTAATCTATAGGTCTAAATGAATTTGAATCACTCAAATCACATCTATTTGGTCCTTGAACTCTAGCTCCTGGAACTCCTGCACGATCAAGAAGCTCACAAATTTGTTCCATTTTTTGTTTGAGACTATCTTTAAACTGAACACAAACTGTTTGTCCAAATTCAACATTTCGAAGGAAAGTAGCTCCACCATCAATTCCTCTCCGATCAATAATACAGGGAGCATGACCATCTCCTCCAAAAAGTCCACCTAAAAATTCTCGAATAATTGATATGGGACATTGTGGATCAAATAAGAACCTTGGAAGTTGAGCTACTTGTTTTGAACACTTTCCAATTGACATTACATCAAGAGATGCAATAATTCTACTTAATGAAGCAGGAATATGAATTGCATATATTCCATTTGAGAAATAAGGCTTCGGGATCTTACCAGTCAGTAACGCAATATCTGCCAACATCATTTGTACATCAATTAGATGGCCTAGATTTGCTGTTACATTTGGCTGTCCTAAATTAATCGTATCACTAACTACAAATTTTTCATTTGGTTGACGAATACTTTTACGTGATGTTTCATCATCATCCCAATATGGAACAGATACACATCCATCTGAACAAACATAACCTAAGATCCGGGCAAAGGCCAAGCTCTTATCTCTCTCTAAAGATGTTCTCATATTAAAGATGTCGAATTCCCATGCCATCTCTATATTACGCTCTTCTGGAGTTGGATCATCTATTACACCCTCATAACCCATTACAACTCGAGATGCACGTGTTGCATTTCTGGACCATCCATTTTCATATTTTCCAATAGTTTGGAGATTTTGAGCTTCGACCCACTCATAAGTAGAACCTGTTTTAACTAGGAATTTGTGATCGGGAGTACAATGAATTGTACGTCCATCTTCAAAAGTTAATTTAATAATTTCTCGTTTACCTTTCGGTTCCATAGCTACCTGATTACCAATGAGCATTCCATCTTTCCAACTCCAAACTAAGTTTCCACCTTCTCTTGATAATGAATCAATTCGTCTTGATAGTCCAGAATATAATGTAACCATTGTATCCCCTCTGAAACAATGAGGATTGATAATAATATCAGGTGTCATACCCTTGTTTGGACCATACATAATTTGAGGCATATCGATCTCTGGAAGAATGATACCGATTGTACCCTTTTGGGCACTCCTGGGACTGAACTTATCACCCACAATAGGCATACGTGTCTGACGAATCTTTACTTTAATGGCCAGATTCTTTTCCTCATTCTCTGTGATAAGAACATCATCTACAATACCTTCCTCACCGACACCCAAAACCACAGATGCATTTTCGGTTTTTCCAGTTGTCAGATTAATACGAACCTTCCCGATAATAGCATCACCCTGTTTCACAATAGATCCAATACGAGGATATCCATTTTCATCTAAGTTACTGTATTTACCAATTGGCTCACCAGCAACAGGCTCAGGTCTCGTAAATTCCTCTATAAAATTCTCAGTATGACGGAGAGCTGATCGATAAGTGATAGTCTTGACCATACGGAAGAGACCACGTTCAATAGCTTCTTTCTTAAAGATAAAGGCATCTTCTTGATTATATCCCATATAAGTCATAATTGCTACAATAACCATCTCACCTGTTGGAAGTTCATTCAAACCAATTAGAGAATTCATTTGAGGTTCAAATAACGGTCGAGTCGGAAAAGCTAATAGTTTGGTCATTGTATCAAAACGAGTCATGTGATTGGAATGGTAAATGCCAAGTGCTTGTTTACCCATACCACAATTATGTGTAATAAAGCCATCTTCTGAGATGAAGGTATGAGTGTCGGATTCCGTTTCAAAGTCGGCAACTAGACAACTGGGAATTTCTTTGATGGAAGATATAAATTCAAAGAATGTTGACTTTGTTTTATCATCATAAATAGCTACTTTATCTCGCATACAATTTAAGTTCTCCAGTTCAACAAATCCATTTAGTGTTAGGAACGGATGATCTTGAGTTGCTTGAACCTTTCGTCCACTGATCGTAGTAATCTCATAAACTTTCTTTCCATGAGTAGCAGAATCAATGATGAAATGATTCTTGATCTTGGTCTTGAAAGTTTGAAGAGTGATTGGATCAATAGTTAGTACTTCATCACCATTTTTTAGATCTCCAATAATTTTGAAATCTCCATCAATGTTGACCCTGGAATTACGGGCAGACAAGCAAGCAAATGTGTTCCTAGGAGCCTGATTATGGTCAGGGAAGGGGATTACAGAAGCTGAAATACCGAGAATAGCACTAGGGTCTAATTCACAATGAGTGTATGGTTTCCTACGTAGAAGTGTTTCTAAGGTGTCTCTAGCTTGGTTAACAGATCGTTCAGCTTCTTCTCGTGTTGCAATGATACCTTCACTTTTAATGGATGATGCAATCTCTCCAGTTAACCATTCCTCGTCAAGTTCATCTCCAACCTTCTGTTCAACCGTAAGATTTTCTCGAACAATAATAGTTGAAAGAATTTCTTCTGCTTGATGTAACTGGATTTGAGCTGATTGAACTTCATTTCGTTTAGCTTCCATATCCCAAATACTTTGTGCAATAAGAATGTGATGTTGTTCATAGGCATCGATATATTCAACACAACCTTCAGAAAGTAATTCACTCATAGATGCCTTCCACAGTTTCTTCTTGGCGATAACAAGTTCTCCATCTGAATCTACAATTAGAAGAGGACGAGTTGGACGAGCACCATCCGTATTCACGTGAAGATAGTTATCTTGATCTAATAAAATTAAAGTATCCTTATAGAATTTTGAAGAACGTCTCATAGATAAACAAAAATCTCTCAATTGCTGACCAGGACACCAACCCATCAACTTTCCATTAAGCATAAACTTACTGTCGTGATAAGTTGTTTGAATATCTGAGAGATAAGGCTGTGGATTACGCTGACTTTCTTCCATAATTTTCTCCAGAATAAGATTTTCATCTCGTTCAATCGAAATATAACATGTAACCGTCATATTCTTGACAATACCACAATTGTGTGTCACGAAACCTTGACCACCGATAAATGTATGATTCTCTGATACCGTAGTGAAATCACCCACTAAACATGGTGGTTCCTCTGTGATGGACTTAATGGGCATAAAGATACAATTGTTGTGAACTACTGTGTATTTGAGCCAAGCTTCAAAACTTAATATATCTTGAGGTGCTAACGTTTTACTATTAGGATTAATTCGATGATACTTAATGATGCTTCCAACAAGACGAGGTCTAATACCAAGTTTCTTTGCAATAGGATATTGCTTCATACCTCCATTGTATAAGTCAATGACAGTCTTCTTGAGATCTTCACGCTCACTAATCTTATTATGTTTATAACGAATATATTCTGAAATTTGATAGCTTAAAGTGCTCTTTGTAGTAGCATAGCGATATCCAATCACATCCATGTATCGAAGAATGTTCTCCTCAGTGTTCACAGGTTTTAATTTCACCAGGTATCGAGTATCTGAAACTTGCTTACTGGCAACATCAAAGGTTTCAACTCCGAACTCTAAGAACAGATTCTTCATCTGATTCATAAAGTCAATTAGGGATTGAAGATGTTCAGGACATTTGTGTTGCATTGTGTGCATAAGATTAATTTTTCCAGCTGTTACCTTATTATAGCGTTTATGCCAACAAATCTTACATCCATCTCCACCTTGGAATCCAGCGAGAAATTCACGTTTAACAAGGGGTGATCCATTTATGATCCAATCTGGAATTGGCTTAGATGCAGTTTCTGTTTTCTTCCCATAAATTACACCAAGAGCCAGAAGAAAAGATGCATAACATCCACCGTGAGTTGTACTCCATCCATGATGTGTTGTTTCATGACCTGTATCGTTATCGATAATAGTAGATTCACCATAGCGAATCGATGATGGAATGAATCCTATTGATTTAATGTCGGATTCGAAGAGTTGAGCATCATATTCTGTACCAAAACAGTAGCTACAATCGGGAATATTATTATATACTTCTAATGATCCGTCTGTAATTGTATAGCCACATATTCTGGCAATAGTTGGTAGATGCTGGTGATTACTACTAAGAGGAAGTAAACCCATTTCATTTAAATCAGATGAATGTTTCTCAATAAGAGAAGGTTTTACTCCAATCATTGTCAGTCTTGATTTGAAATCACCAATACTCAAAATAATTTTGCATTCTGAATTATGGGGAAGTGGTTTCACACCAGGCCAGATGCAAATGGTATGTGTTTCTCGATCAAGATCTTTAGCGTTAACCCAACCAAGATGTGTCAAAAATGGATGGTCTTCTGTTACTGTGATTGATCTTCCATTAAAGCTGGTAACTTTAAGAACCTTCTTACCATACTTATCTGACGGTGTTATGAAGTGCTTATAGATCCTGGTCGTAGACTGCTTAAGAGTTACTGGGTCGATTGTTAGAACCTCATCACCATCATGTATATCTCCCATTGGTTTTTCAGATCCGTCTGACATGAGAACAGATTCAAGGGTCGCCATGCAATTTTCACCCTCAGGGGTCTCTACTGGACATATATAACCCACTTGGTTCATTTGGACGAGTCGAATATGTGGTTGTTTAGCTTTTCGACTGGTAGGTGTATTAACTCTTCGAAGATGAGAATATGTTGCTAGAATATTATCACGTTTGAGAACATCGGTAATATTTTCTTTTGAATATGCACCTTTAGGACCCCAGTTGTTACTATTAAAGCTAGATACAAAACCGTCCGTAATGATAGAATGAAAAGCAAATGCACTCTTTACGTTCTGCCATGTATAATTCTTATTTTTGATCATGTCTTCAGTCTTCTGCATATATCCATTTGGACCACTAAATAGACCATTAAATAATTGTTCCATGGCCCGAGCTGCAGTTTCCAAACGTTTGTTTGCCCAATCATCTCGATCATCTGGCTTCCGTAGTCCCGCTAAAACTTCTGCCAAACGAACAACCATGATACTTAGCATTTCAAGTTTGCGTATGAGAAGTCTACGAAGAGTCTCTTGTTCGGTTTCACCTGGACGTGGATGGACTTGGATTTGAGGGAAAAGTTCTTCTTGAAGTGAATTCAAGATAGAAGATCTGAGATCTGCTTCTGGTAGAGAAGTTCCACGTTTGTCCGACAGATATTTAAAATCATCACCTACCATAGCTAATTTAAGGAAAGATGGCTGAAGAGTAATCCAGATCTTTTTAATCCATTCTGGACGTGTAAATTGGGAGATCATTTGCATCATTCGAGTAGATCCTGTATATTTCAGATTCGGATCTGTGATTCCTTGAAGCTCATCCAAAACACTTCCAATCATCCGATAGGCTTGAAAAACACCAATCGTATTCGGATTCCCCTTCTTGTTTTTACCCATAAACTTAAGATTCAGCTTGATGTTACGACGCTTACCTTCCTTAAGAAGAACAACAGTAGGACCTCGAAGAGTGTTTGTCGTCATCCTTGCAACTAGGCGACCTTTAGCAGAACTTTTCCCAGAACTCTTAGAATCACCAACAAAAACAAAGATCCGATTTAGACGTAGCTTCTCTTGAATGAGAACAAGCTTTTCTGTTCCCTTTATAATAAAATAACCACCAGGATCTTTCGGACATTCCTTCATTTCCAGCAACTCGAGGTCAGTCTTGCCATATAGATGACATAAACAAGAGAAAACCATAACAGGAATTTTTCCTATAAGAACACGATCAATAGGATGATGAACTCCTTCTTTATCTACATATGCAATATCCGCAAGACAATTTGCTGCATATGTTAACATACTATCTCGAGCCATCTGTGGTGTCATTCGAACCAGTAGTGGTGTAGCTTTGGGTTTCTCAAAAAACACATGTTCGAAAACAATCTTACCACCATCAGACATTTTGATCTCACGACTCCTAATCTGATTCGGAAGAATATTACGTATCCACACGTTATAAGCTTCCAGTAAGGGTGCACTAAAACCCTCATAAATAATATAATTCTTAAGAAGTTGTCCGTGAGCATCTAGAACAATTTCACCTGGAATCTGTGGATCTGATTGTTCTAAGGGAATCTGTGTTCTTGTGAGAGGGGCAGGAAGGACGATATTTTCTATATTAGCAGAGAGTACATTCATATTTACTATTATAGTAAATAGTCCAAAATTTGAAAATCAATTTTAATTACTTTAGTTTTCCTATCTATTTCATTTTTTATAAAATATATCATCTCATAGATATATTTCATGAAATTATTCATGGTAAAACCTTCAATTTAATAGGTTTTTGAACCGAAACTTGAGAGACCTGAACAGGAGTAATTGGAACCTTTCTAAAAATACGTTCATATAATTCCTTCAGTTCTTTATCTCCCTGCACAGCTCGATATAATCGGACACTAAAACTAAGTTGTGAAAGATCACGATCCACATCTTTAGTTTCAGTTGGAAGATCTTTATATACAACTTTAACACCAGACTGTGTAAGTGTCTTAATATGATGTAATTTCATTACCGCTTTAATTTCGGCTGGTGTTCCATTAATTATAATTTTAACTTGTCGATTTAGTGGTGGTGTATAAGATTGCACCTCGGTCGTATTTAAATGCACTATAATTTTCTTAGTTAAATTGAGATCTATTCGTTCATGAATAAAAGAATCTTCTCTATAGGTAATCCAAGAAATTGTTTTATCCTCCCGATCTCCAAATCCATGTTGAATAGGTGTTCCCATATAAATAAGATTCTTTTGAAGTTCATCATAATCATGTATATGTCCACTAAATACAGGAGGATAATCGACACTCCATTCATCACCAACTTCAGAAATAATTGCACCCATTTTTGCACCACGAAACTCTTGATGTGCAAAAATAGCTGTAATCCCGTCTAACATGTCTTTTGGATATGTATATTTATTGGTAGGATCCAGTATTTTTTGAACAGCTTCCATAAATCTTCCTACTGGAACATAAGGTACAAATACGAACTTTTTATCTTGAATAGTATCTACAAGTCCAACATCAACAACATGAGTATTTTGCCAATATTTTAATGCATTGAACGGATGTTCTGTCGTTAGGAAATTAGAATTATTAGGTCGATCATGATTTCCAATTAAGACATAAAGAGGTGCAATTTCACTTAGACTTTTAAGAAATTTAGTTGATCGTTCAAGTGGACTTACATGTATCATTTCATGTCGATCTAAAATATCTCCTAGAACCACAATAAAAGTTGGACGACGCTCCCTTGCTAAAATTAGTATTTTTTCTACCATTTCATTAGTTTCTCGAACATTTCCTACTTTAAAATGTGGGTCTCCAATAGCAAGACATGTAATCATATTTAATTTGTATTAAATATGATCAAACTTTATTATAATCAATTATGGGATAAATGTATTCTTGAATAAACATCCATCTAATAATTGTATCATCAGGTTCAACTTTTGTAACTTCGCCCATTATGTTCACACCAATTAGATCAGAAACTAGAGCAGTTTAAATTTCATATAACCGATATCCCTCCTCTCCTGGAGAATCGCTATGATGAACTAAAATATCTCTATTGGGATACTCTACAAGAATACTTGTGATGATTTCTCGATTAGATGTTTGAATACCCAAACGGAAAAGCATTTTACATAAAACCTAATACTATATTAAAATTTCATTTTTTATTAAGGATATCTTGGTGATAACGGTGGAACTAGTAAATTAATCTCAGATTGAGGAGATCCTGGTGGTAACAGACTGGCAACAAATTCAAAAAATTTATCGATATAATCATCTTTATTCCGAAGACCGTCTGTAGAAAATCCCCACTCTTGAAAAGCAGTCTGTAGTTCTTCTATACTCCTAGATTTTAATTCATCTCTTACTTTTTGAATGAGTTCAATCTTCTGTAATAATTTAGAGTCTCTGTTTTGCATTAATTCATTAGCTAAAGGTGTCCCAATTCCATCAAATGATGATTTCGTTTCATCCAACGAAACTCTACTATGTGCAATAATACTTGGATCCGGTGGTTTAGGCGTAGTAAGAAGTACAGTTATATCTATATTTGGTTGAGGTGGAATCGGTTTTACATTTGGTGGTGGAAAAATATGCGTTACTTTAGATTCCGAAATAGGTTGTACTTTAGATGATGAAATAGGTTGTACTTTAGATTGCGAAATGGGTTGTATTTTAGATTCCGAAATAGGTTGTACTTCAGAGGGAAGTGGCAAAACGGGTTGTACTTCAGATGATGAAAATTGCTCGTTATATCCAATATAACGGGATTTTCTTGGAGACCGTTTAGATCTATACATATTTGTTTTCTAAATTGATATAAAATCTTTAGATTACATACTATCTGAAGATTTTATGATATATACTAATTACATAATATATTAATCTTTTAAAGCAGCTGTATGTAAGCGAAAGGATAAATGTGAACAGATGATTCTTTCCATTGATAAAATTTGAGCGCTGGATATATCCGAATGAATTGGATTCCGATATATTAATTTGGATGAAATCCATAAACATGTCATTAACTTGATATAATCATTTTCATGTTGAATTCCTGTGCAACGACTATACAATTCAATACTTAATGCTATAACAGCATTAGATTGGGTAAATTTCATAAGAAGTCGACTTAATCTGTTAATTTCTTCTTGATCTAAAGTATTAACAGGTGTGCTTATAATTTCGTAGGGATCAGGGAATAGAGGATCTCCTTGTTTGAAGTAAGGATGATCAAGAAGTTTAACTGCTGTTGGTCGTTCTTGAGGAGATATTCTTAACATAGACAGAATAAGATCATTAAAAAGAGAATATTGAGGTGTTGAAAATAGAGGTGATAAACGAAAAGGAATAAAATCAATCTGTGCTCTTGAAATAGAAACAGGTTGTTTTCCAGCAGGACCGTTTTCTGCCCAATCTAGTAAACAATTAATCGTTTTATCCCGAAGAAGTGATCCTTCTTTACTATTTCCTTGATAAGGAAACAGGAGTTCACCATATGCTATTTCATATAGAGTACATCCCAACGACCAAATATCGACTTCTAAATCCCATTCTCGATTTAGCCAAACTTCTAGAGGACGATGAGTACATGTGCAAATAGTATGTCGTCTTTCAGGACTTCCTTTTGTATTCCATTTCATGGTTGAAAGTGTAAAATCTGACAGTTTAATATTACCATCTTGGAACAATAACACATTAGAAGCTTTAATATCTCCATGAATAATTTGTTGTCTATGTAGACATGCCGTTGCTTGAATTAGAGAATATGCCCATTTTCGAAGTTCTTTGGGAGAAGGTATGTGAGCACCTTTATCACGGCGAGTCCATTTACTAAGATCCGAAATTGCAAGTTCGGATACAATATAGAGCATCTTCGGTGTTGCATGTACTCGAATAGCTCTATTTAAATTTGGATGATTCAGAATCGACATAATAGAAGCTTCCATCAAACAGGGAATACCTTGAGCATCTGTATCAATACATTTAATTGCCATTAGGCGACCAGAATCTCCATCATGTGTAACATCTGCACATTTATATACAGAACCATAGGCTCCTTTCTCCAAGGGATCTAAGATTTTAATTAGAGATCCTTGAGAAGTTGTATTACTGTTAGGAGTCCTAGGTAAACTAATGGATTTACTCTCTATGTTTGAACTAAACTTAGTAGGTTCTGTATATGTTATTTGTGGTGGTTGTGGTGGTTGTGGTGGTTGTGGTGGTTGTGGTGGTTGTGGTGGTTGTGGTGGTTGTGTTGGTTGTGGTGGTTGTGTTGGTTGTGTTGGAGAATTTACAGTAACTTTAATATTACCTAAAATTCGAGGTGCATTCTTTTCAAATGGAGGTTTAATGTTCAATTTTGGAATTACCAAATTAAGTTTCTGATTTTTTATATAACTTTCAGGACTATAGTGACCACTTGCATTTAAACGTGTATTTCCATCTTTCAGTATTGGTTCTGATCGTTGATTTAACGTTAGTTCCTTTAAAGGTTTGTTATTTTGAAGACCAAACATTTCTTGATCTCGTTTGTTGATATTTCGTGTTGGTTTAAAGGATAAACTTATTGGTTTTTCAGAAACAAAAATTTCATTTTTATGTTCCTGTATGGTTGAATCATTACCCATATCAGATATTGGCATATTTTGAGTATTCTGAGAGAAATTATTATGATATATTAATTTAGGAGTCTATTGTCCATTATAGACTTAAATAGTTTTTTAAGTATTTTAAATACATGATGTATATATATAAATCCAAACAAGAAATTGATAAAATCTCGAGATCTTGGGATGATGTTCGTCGTTATTATTTAACAGTCTACTCCATGACTTATTTTATGGTTATATTGTGGATATATTTTCGATTCGTTATGGATTGATATTTACCACCTGAACTTTTAATCCAAATTATCCTATATTTGGATATTTGTTCTATTAGAAGACTATTCCGTGTTGCTAAAACATTATATAAATTAAGTTTAGATGATTATTTGTGGAAACATCTAAACTTACGAGATCGTAAAGAAAACATGAAAATACACCCAAAAAAACCGTACAGAGAGAATTATATGAAATATGTTCCACTATATACTAGAGTGTTATTGAAATGTAAAACTGTTCTACAAGGTTTAAGTGACTATTATATAAAAGATCCATTCTATATAGTTCAATGTGATTATGCTGATATAGTTATGAATATGTGTATCCGTGTAGATTCAACTGGATAGAATATAACTTTAAAAGTCGACAGGCTGAAATATCAAAGCTTCTTACTAATATGCATCAACCAATCAATAATATTTCACGGATACAAGTTCATAAACAAGATATGTATTTGTTATGTGAGATTCAAAAATGGTTTACTAATCAACCTAAATTGGATAATAGTGAACCGTTATTCCCTAAATATTTATAATTAATCTTTTAAATATCTTTTAAATATCTGATGTGGACAATACTCAAAAATAATTGATGAAAATATTCTTAAATTATTATATTGCATAATCTAAAGGCGATTATAATGGGCATACCATTTTTCTATTCAGCCTTCCTACGGAACCGGGGTTATCGTGGAGTTTTGCTAAAAGAACTTCCTCAATATGTTTCCAGTCTCAATATTGATATGAATGGAATTATACATGCATGTGCACAATTAATTTATGCTTATGGTGAAGGGGAGGATCCTGTAAGAGAACAATATGTTCTTGCAACAGATCCTAAAACTTTAGAAAATGAATTAAGAGAAACTATTTTTCAAATGATTTTTAATTTAGTTACTGCAGTTCAACCACGTGAAGTTCTTACTATAGCTATTGATGGAACTGCTCCTATGGCTAAAATTCAACAACAAAGACAACGTCGTTATAGAGCAGCTTTAGAATCTCGATCTGGTCGTGTATTTGATTCTAATGCAATTACACCTGGAACCGATTTTATGCAGAGATTAGATAAGTATCTACGACAGCGTTTAATTGAAAACCAGTATGTGCTTCCACCTAAGATTATTTATAGTAGTCATCTAGTCAGTGGAGAAGGTGAACACAAAATTATAGATCTAATGAGAAGTGGTGAAATTACAGGAGAAGGTGCTCATGTTCTTTATGGACTGGACGCTGATCTTATCATGCTTTCTATGGTCGCACCATTAAATAATATATTCCTTATGCGAGAGGATATTTCAGATGTTGTTCATATTGATAATCTTAAAACAGCTATTATTGAAGAACTTGGATCGTCATCGACAGCCGTTCATGATTTCGTATTTATGATGTATCTCGTCGGAAATGATTTCCTTCCTCATATGCCAGCTCTTGCTGATATGATCCCTGGGATTGATGCTATGTTTATGGCATATAAACAAGCTCAGAGATCCCTAACTAAAATAGATCCTGTTAATGGATCTTATCAAATTGATTGGGCAGGTCTTGTCGAATTTCTGAAAGCACTTTCTCGCGAAGAACCGGTTCTCCTTGAAAAATTAGCTGGAAAAGAGAATAAATATCCTTCTAGAATGCTTCGAATGGGAACTACAATTATTCAACAACCAGAGGGTCCCAATTTGGTTCAATTAAATATGGAGACTTATCGAAATGCGTGGTACAATAATGCTCTAGAACCCAAAGGCGATACAAATATACTTGCTCTACTTAATGAAGGTCAACCACCATTTCCTATCTCAACAGACCGAATCACCGACATGATTTATAATTATTTGACGGGTCTAGCTTGGGTCTTTTCATATTATACAAATGGAATGAAAACAATTAATCTAAATTATAATTATAAATATCATCACACACCACTGATTGAAGATCTCACAACAATTTTAGGAGCTCTCGTTGAACAAAATCTAATAAATGATGTTATCGCGGAATATCCAGCTGTAGAAGGTGAATTTTCATTTAATCCTGTACATCAACTGTTAGCCGTATTACCACCACGATCAAAGAATCTAATTCCGATTGAAGTTCGTTTTCTGTTAAATCCAGATAGTCCTATCGCAGATATGTTCCCTGAAGATTTTATCATCGAAAGAGACGGCACTAATCATGATTGGCAGGGTATAAGTATCCTCCCACCTGTAGAACCAGCTCGAATTATTGCTGCTGTTGCAGAAGTTATTTGGGATCCTTACCGAGCAAATCAATATGCATGGGCTGAAAACGTCATTATAACAAAAAATCTCGAAGTGGAAAAACTTCTCCAGGATAAAGAACGCACTCTCCAAAAGATTGCCCAAATTACAGAAGCTAAACGTCGAGAATATCTTCGTGGACGTGGAACTCCTAGAGGACCTAGAGTATCAATGGAACGTGGAGTACCAGGAGCACAGAGAGGACGTGGAGTACCAGGAGCACCAATGGAACGTGGAGTACCAGGAGCACAGAGAGGACGAGGAGTACCAGGAGCACCAATGGAACGTGGAGTACCAGGAGCACCAATGGAACGTGGAGTACCAGGAGCACAGAGAGGACGAGGAGGGTCGAGAGGAAGAGGAGGACAGAGAGGACGAGGAGGGCCTAGAGACAATCTCAATATTCCCGTTCGACCTAATGTCCCACCAGAAGCTCCAGGACCTGGATTTGTACCAACATCTAGAGAAATCGAGATTCCACCATTACCCCCAACTTTTCGTTCACCTGGATATGATCCATTACCACGACCTGGTCAAGATCAACCTCATCTATATTCACGTAATGGTCGAGGTGGAAATTGGAGAGGAACTCGTGGAGGTCTTGGAAGTGGACGAAGACCACCTACACAGGAGGTATTTGCTGTTCCACCTCCTCCTGAACCTACACCAGTTCCAGCAGTTACTAAACAGGAGACTTGGCGATCTAAAACCTTTCTAATGTAATTTCTCCCATATGAGAGGATACCCTGTCATATGTTTATATTAAGAAATGGGGACTATATATTCATATTAAAATGTTTATTTCTTATAAAATTAATCTAACGGACCATGCGCTCGTGAAAAGATTTTACTTTTATCTAAAATACGAACATCTTTTGATTTCATAACTTCCGGTCGTAAAAACCATTGCTTTAATTCCATTAGAGAAGGTTCTTCTTCCCGAAAAGCTTCTACAGTTAAAGGAGGTTCATATCGTGGAATTAAAATAGCATTTTTAGGATTTACCTTGGCGAAGGTACTATGTTTGTCATCAATAACAAAAGTATTGGCAAGATTCATATATTTAGCAATAACAGGTTCTGATTCTATCATTTTCTGAAGTGGTTTTTCGACGATTCCATGATTAGGATCCTTTTCACAATCTGACCAAGAATAGATAATATGAGGTCTTCGGATGTCACGGAATATGAAATCACAAATAGATTCTACATATTTGGATTGGCCAGCTGACCATACGGCAACAATTCGAAAATAAGAAAAACAAAAGATTAAAAAATCTTTTAGATGTGGTCGTGTAATTCCCCAAATATCTGAACGAATACCTTGACCTTTTGGTGTTAAAACATCATCCAAATTCAAACGATATGTTCTCTTACGGAGGTCGAGCAGTTGAGGATTTTTCAAAATTCCCAATTGTTTAAGAACCTCAATATCTTCACATGAATGGACTAAAGTTTCATCCAGATCTAGAACAATACATTTATCTGTTAACGAAGTATTAGGTATCTCATCTAAAATGTCTGAATAGATCATGCTCTTTATAATCCTCCCAAATAAAAATTTTGTTTTATTTCAATTGTTTAATAAGGTTTCGCTTAAAGAAGTCTTAATAAAATTGATATTATCTATTCTAATTAATTACCAAACTTAAAGATATGAACAATCAACACGATGAATTACCTAATATGAATAATGAACTTACAAATATAAATGTTAAATTAACACATGATAATCATCCTGAATTGATAAATATAAATACACCTACAGGTAATTATCCTGAAGAATTAAATCTTCTAACTTTACCTAATGAAATTCTTGCTCATATCTTATTCTTTTTAACAGTAGCTAGAAATCAAGTTTGTTTAGCTAGAACGTGTTCATTCTTAAATAATATATTTAGTTTAATTACACGAGTTCAATTCATTTCAACTAAAAATTTATGCTTGGTTGGACCAATTTTAGCTAGATATGTTAATGTTAAGCATTTATATTTATAGGATGTTATCCCAACATACAATATTTACAACATATTAATACTGTTGTTAATTTCTGTGTATATACGTATATATTTAATAATAGATTTAAACAAACATCAAAAGATGAATATTATGATAAATTAACAGAATGGATTTTACGACAACCTTTACAAGAATTTGCATGTAGTAAATATATCCCTGATCCTTTAAAATTACAAATATATGGCATGTCGACATTAAGGAAGTTGCATAATACAATTATGTACCTGAATTTATGTATGTATCACCATCAGTAACACATATGAGAGTACTTATTGAAAATAATGTAACAATTCAGTGGGATCGTTTTAGTAATTTAAGATTTATATCTATTTATATGTTAATTCCTATTACTTCGGAACATTTAGTTGGGCTCACGAAACTACAACATCTCGAAAAAATTTACCTATATGTTCCAGAAATATCTCAGGATGCTCTTAATGTATGTGAAGACCTTCCGATTACCAGATTGTATCTTCGTGATTTAAGGGGACCTTTACCTAATTTAGAACTTCTTAAACGATGGAAAAAATTACGAATCTTGGGAATTAATAATATCAAAGCTGATAACCTCAAGCCCCTACTCGATTCTAAATTATATTGTCGCATTCGAATAAAAATAGAAAAAAGTTATGAATGTATTAGAGGTCCTATTAGTGAGGTTTATGTAAAACTTAAAAATATAGAAAATGTTTACGCTTAATTAGATGATTGTTTATCCTTTGAAAACTTAAAAATACAAAAACAGATTGTTTATCATCTAATAAACTATCATTTGAGTGAATTATACAAATCCATAAAAAATATAAACAATTAAGGAAAGACATGTCACGTCTGCCATTACTACAGTCTTATAATAAAGGAATTCCTTTAATGGAGAATGGAAGTCCATGTTATCTAATCGTAGATCCACAAACATATCAAGAAATCCATCAAATTCTCCAAGGTTTAAGTTATCTTCAACCTTATGCTCTCAGTGAAGAAGAGATGATTGAACCACGAGATATTAATGAAATTGTCGATGTTATCAATCATGCGATTAGAGAAGGTTTAACACCATATTATTGGTCTAGAACTCGAAACAGATATTTACCAATTACAAAAGCAATTAGAATTACATGGTATAATCCAGGAATCTCCAAAAAATATACAATTTATAGTGTAGAAGTTGAAGTTTTTGGAGCATATAGAGAAGTTAATTTGAACAATATTTGTTCTATTCAAGGTGTTAATTTGTAAAAAACAACATATATACATCAAATTGAAAAATAAAACATAAAAGTATATGAATTAAAAAATGGCTGTGAATCAACTTTCTTGTGAACAACCTTGTGATCCTTGGCATTATATAGGAAATGTAAATTTTCATAAATGGGACCAAGGTCGCGATTTCATTATATTTTGTCAACAAAAACTACCCAAACATCAACTTCCTATTCATGTAGGTTGCACTGGATATATAGAAAGAAATTTCAATGAACAATTGACACCTACATACTGTTGGATGTTAGATTCAGTAGGTCGATTTGTTGCCATTATTGACGATAAGCTTGTCTTTCAACGTTATCAAAACGGTGACGTCTTGATGTGGGGAAATGTCAATCATGGTAGCTTTAGTAATTGTGTAGATTCCAATTTACTTACAGAACTCCAAAATAAAATTAATAAACTTTAATATAATGGAATATACTAAAATATGTCATCCAATCCGATACCAACTACCAATCTAACATATCCTCAATTATCTAATAATCCAGGAATTCCTTCTGGATCTCTTCCATCCACGTTAGCACCATCTCCATTAGTACCAATCTCTGGATCATTACCTCCTACTGGAACTCTCTCATCTAATTTACCTCCTCCTGGAACTCTCTCATCTAATTTACCTCCTCCAGGATCTTTTACATCTAATTTACCTCCTCCTGGAACTTTCTCATCTAATTTACCACCTCCAGGAACTTTCTCATCTAATTTACCTCCTCCTCCTGGAACTTTCTCATCTAATTTACCTCCTCCAGGATCTTTTACATCTAATTTACCTCCTCCTGGATCTTTTACATCTAATTTACCTCCTACTGGATCTTTTACATCTAATTTACCTCCTACTGGAACTTTTACATCCAATTTACCTCCTCCTGGATCTTTTACATCTAATCTAGGACCACAAAGAACATTGTTGGTTCCACCTTTAGGATCTATACCTTTACCACCACCAGGATTTATTCCATCTCCAGGATCTCTACCTAGCAGTGTGCCTACTAATGTTGTATATCCACCAGGTGTTGCACCACCAGTATTTTATCCATCAGGATATCCATATTATCAAGTATATCCACCAGTAACTTATATAACATATCCACAATGGAACGGTGAATCATGTCATAGTCATAAACATTGTCATTAAACATAACATATTTCTAGAAATATGTTATAGTATTTACATGTATTACAACATTTCAACGATACCAGAGGCATGTCCATCACTTTAAACTACGGTTGCAGCTGTAGCAAAACATTCAGGATGTTGTGGTGTACATCCTTCATTGATATGGAAGGATAGATTTACTTTATTCAGGAAATCAGTTAGCATGTCAAAATTAGCAGTGCTTGGGCAAAAAGCAACCTTAGCAATTTCCTGAAGTGCCTCAGATACTGTTAGACCAGAGAGTTTACCTGCACCTGCCATATCGTATGTTGTGCAAACAACGATGAGTTCACCTAAGCTGACAGCTCCAGGAGTATCACAGCAGGTAGCAACACGGAAGGCACTGAAAGCAACATTGAGATAAGCAGCAATAAGCTGAGTTGCGAAAGTACCACCACTAGTGAACTGATTAGGCGTAGGGTTTGTAGGTAAACCAGCTGGAATACATGATGGCATTACTCCAACTGCACTTGGACCCATAACAGCAATAATTGCATAAACATCCGTAAATTCTACAGATGATGTGCCGTCTGTAATTAAAATCTGCCGAATGGATTTGTTGAAAATATCTGCATTGTCGACGAAGCCTGGGCAAATAACTTGTTTAGAATCGAACCAGAATTGATCGTTATTACCTTCACCAAAAGCTCCCTGACTGTATGTGCAAATACAATCTGTAATTTGTGGAATACATCCGGTTTGAACTATGCAAACAGTTGCATTCAGGATACAAACATTTAAATCGTCTGTTATACTACGCTGATCTTTTGGTAAACGGCGACCCCAACCAAGTAAAATGTTAGAACATTCAACCAGAGGAACATCAGTAATAATAAATTGTACACAGTTTTGAACAAATCCGTCCGGATGCTGTTGAACGTAAACATTTTTGCTATCGATTGTATTTCCATTATATGAACCAAATGGTTGACCTGGATAAGCAATTTGAAGACATTGAACAAAGTTAATTAAATCGGATTTATCTCCTGGACTAACAACAAAGTGAACACTGCTACTTATGGTAAATGTAGGAATAGATCCTGTATATCCTTTACAATCAATGAACTGTGGAGCCTCTACAAAACCGAAAACCTGACATTCACCAGTTGCTCCTGTACAACCATTAACGTTAGGAGAATTTAGACACCAACCCTTGAGAGGAATCAATCCTTCACTTGTAATTAACTCCGGAGTTACAGAACATAAGCTCCACATATCTCCAGCTGACAACTCTGTACATAATGGAATTACTCCAGTTGGTCCTGTACACTTACATTCACCTGGTGGTCCAGTTTCTCCCTTAGGTCCTATTGGTCCTGTCTCTCCTGTAGGTCCGGTAGGTCCTGTTTCTCCTGTAGGTCCTGTTTCTCCTGTAGGTCCGGTAGGTCCTGTTTCTCCTGTAGGTCCGGTAGGTCCTGTTTCTCCTTTATCTCCTTTATCTCCTGTTGGTCCTGTTGGTCCGGTAGCTCCTGTTGGTCCTGTTGGTCCGGTAGCTCCTGTTGGTCCTGTTGGTCCTGTTGGTCCTGTTGGTCCGGTAGCTCATGTTGGTCCTGTTGGTCCAGTTTCTCCTGTAGGTCCGGTTTCTCCTGTAGGTCCAGTTTCTCCTGTAGGTCCTGTTTCTCCTGTAGGTCCTGTAGGTCCT